CCCAACAAAGCGTGCACCCGACGCTGGGGATTCTGGCGCGATTCCAAGCCTTTTTCTACGCCTCAGCATTTTCCCAGTCGGACGGCGTTCCGCCGCCCGCCCCAGCGCGGGTAACGCAAACCGTTGGCACGCCCCTTGCAGAATTAGCGTAAAAAGAAAAAGACAATCCAAAACAGATTGTCTTTTGGGAAAGCATAGTAATTATTTAGCAAGAATTTATTTTAGGATAAATACTTATTTTCCATATCCAACAACACTTTCTTTAGATATGATTAGGAATTCTATTTTCGAGTTTCCGTTGTTTGTATGAAAAAAAGCAGGTTCTAATCTCAAGACTTCCGTATTATGGACTTTTACGTTTCCGCTAAAAAGCCCTGAAGGAGTCATGATGTATACTCCAATTCCACCATTCTTGCTTTTTTCTAAAAACTCATCTAATTCGGTCATTTTATTTCTCCTTGTTTTATTGTTTACCCACTATCATCTTTTTTATGAACTTTTATTGGGGTTTCTGTTGGCTTTGGTTCTGGGTCTTTACTTCTTATTATTGGCTTTTCTGGCGGAACTGAAAAATCTATTTTCTTTGTTTCTTCTATTTTCTTGGTTTCGCTTTTCTTTTTATCTTCATCTGACATTTTATTACCTCCAAAGGACTTTTATATATGACAAAGAATAGTAAAAAAATTGCTTTAGAAAGTCTTCGCCTCGCATTTGACAAGGTTTATGACGCTACAAACCTATGTGATGAGAAACTACAAAATTTATTGAATTACTCAAGCATTATAATCTCAATCGCTTTAACTGTAATGGCATCTTCTTTATATGATAAGGTAGGAATGATTTTTTGGGGAGTTGTTGCTATTGTTCTAGTTCTTTATATAATCAATTTTATAGTAATCTTGAGAGGATTATCCCCCAGTGAATTTTCACTTCCAATTAGTGCAAGCCTTGATGAAATCAAGAGACAATATTATGATACTTCTGAAAACTTTGCTCTTATGCAAGCAATACTAGACCATTCAATATTCATTAAAGAAATACAAAAAAGTTCAATCGTAAAAGAAAAGGCAATAAAAATATCTCATTGGCTAATTGGTCTAATTACCTTTTTATTAATTGTGTCAATTCCTCTTGGCTTAATTTATTCAGAACCAAACATATTGTGTTTTTTCAATACAAAAGGTTGTTCTCCGTAAACTTAGAGCGTGCCAACAAAGCGTGCACCCGACGCTGGGGATTCTGGCGTGATTCCAAGCCTTTTTCTACGCCTCAGCATTTTTCCAGTTGGATGGCGTTCCGCCGTCCGCCCCAGCGCGGGTAACGCAAACTGTTAGGCGCTTTCAAATAAAAATTACTTTGAACCTTTAGACTGGAGAAAATTATGCCTGAATCATTTCCTGTTTGGTTTCCGTGGTTGTTGGGTGCGCTTACGGGCGGTCTCTCAGCGGCTATTTTCAATTCAGTCATGAATTGGCAAAAAGCAGAAAACGATAAGAAGCGGGAGAAAACGACTCAGATAAACGCATTAAAACAAGAACTCCTCCATGCTCTTTGGCTCATCGGATACAATCATGACAGAATTGACAGCAAGGAATTGCCAAACAAGGCTTTAACGCCCATTGGCACAGCAAATGTAGAACGGCATTTATTTGAGACGACATCATCACTTTCTATTAAACCAGAAATACAATCAAAACTGCATGATTACTTACAGCAAACTGTTTATCTTAATAGTCTCATTGCTGAATATATAGCAGCCGTTTCAACTAACCCGTTAACGCCTAATCGTTTTGGTGTGTGGTTGGGCGAAATAAAGGCTATTTGTACGCTCAATGACACCTATAGAGATAATGACCCTGAACCATCATTAAGAGTACGAGTAAAGAAATTGTTGGATGACTTATCAGAAGTAAAACTTTAACAAGCATGGAGTCAAAGTTTCATAAAACCGCGCCTAATAAAGCGTGCATCCGACGCTGGGGATTCGGCGGCATTTTCAAGCATTTTTCTGGCTTCGGATTTTTCCTGCTCCCAAGCAGAATCCACGCCCGTTTCAAATTTCACAAAGCGCGTCACCAGCCATTCTAAGACCCCGTTCTGTGACTTAGCATATCGTTACTCAGATTCCTGATTTCCGTGCGTCCTAAGAATCACGATTCCAAAAAAACGTCACAAGCCCCGATAAGCCCAAAACTAGCACATGCAGCACCACAAATGAAGTGGCTGCATGTTTTTTTTCGTCTAAAGTCGCCCCAAGAGACGCATTGCAAATTCATTGCAAAAAAGTTTATAAAAGTTTTTTCTTGGAATTTTCCCTTGACGGTCAAAAGTTCAGAATGTAGGATTTGTTTTGTGTAACCGACATTACACCAAATCAAAAAACAGGAGAACACTATGAACACCACGCAAGTAATGAAGCCCCAGGAAGTACGTGACCTGCAAACAATCGTTCCTGAATGGATGGAAAAGGTTTTGATCGAAGCAGAAAGCCAGGGCAAGGATGTTGAGGTCGAAAGACTCCATGCGCCACTCGGAACCTACACAATGAGCCTCAAGATATACGAGGCAGAGGAAGTTATTGACCTCTCCGACTATGTCGCCGATATTGTTGAGATTGGATACGAACAAAATGGAGAGGCGGATTTTGATGAAGTGCTCCGCATTTTCTGCGACAGAAGGAAAAAGCCAGCAACAATCACAAACATCGAACTGGTGGAACAAAGGTTCCGCACCGAGTTCAAAGGCGAAGGTAAAAAGACCTTCGCCTTTGACTTTTAAACAGGAGGATGTCATGAAATATGCCGAACTTCCCCAATCCGAACAACCCGCGCACAGACTCCGCGAACTTGGAGCTCCCGCCCTCAATACCACCGAGTTGCTCAGCGTCGCGCTGATGCTCCCCGACACAGACTCCGCAGTCCAATTGAGCCAGTTGCTGAATGAGTACGATAACCTACTGGTCAAAATCCCGCGTGACCGCGTGAAAGAAATCAACCGCGTCGGCGACAAAACAGCCGACATGATACTGGCAATCGCAGAAATCGCACGCCGCCAGGCAATGGCAAATCCACGCGAGAAGGCACACGTCAACTCCCCTGCAGATGCCGCCGCGCTGGTGCAATATGAGATGCAGTCGCTTGACCATGAACAATTGCGCGTCATCCTGCTAAACCGTCGCAATGAAGTTATCAAAATCGTGATGGTTTACAAGGGAAGCGTTTCATCCTCGCAAGTCCGTGTCGGCGAACTTTTCAAAGACGCCCTGCGCGAACAAGCCTCAGCCATTGTTATCTGTCACAACCACCCATCGGGCGACCCGACCCCATCACCGGATGACGTGGCAGTCACCCGCGCCATTGTCCAAGCTGGCAAACTCATGGACGTGGAAATTTTGGACCATATCGTGATTGGTCAAGCCAGATGGGTTTCGTTGAAAGAACGCGGGTTAGGCTTCTAACCCGTTGGTGTGCGCGTGAAATCCTTGCAGGTCGTTACCATGAGCATCAAGCGAGTTATCCGACATCATGATCAGCGTCGCAATCAAGCGCGGAATCTCCCCCCGACAGCATGGTATGAATACCGAGAAGTCACCCACCGCGCAAATCCCGCCGAAGCGAAAGCAGAGGCGGGATTTCTTTTTGAGTAAACACTTAACAGGATAAGAAAATAGAAGGAGCAAACCATGAAACAAAAGATGACACCACAGCAAGCCGTACAGTTTGAGCAGACCTCAGAAACCTCAGCGCAAATCCTCGAAGCCGCCACCCGCGAGCGCGGGTGCAATTGCCAGCCCTATGTAGACTGGTTTACCTTCGACCGCTGGATCGCGCAAGGCAAGTGCGTGAAGAAAGGGGAACATGGCGTTCGCCTGATGTCGTTTCAAAAGCGCATAGTGGATGATAAGCAGAAAGGAGATGGCTCGAAGAAAGAAATCACAACCCCAACCCGCGTGTATGTTTTCTGCCGGTGCCAGGTCAAGGAACTGAACGCGCCGCAAGCAGAGCAAGAGCCAATTCCAGCCGAAGCGCCATTCGTGACCGAAGTCAATCCGAATTTTGCGAAGCGTCTCGCGCTGGTGGAGATATAGGATGGAAACTTTGATCTACGAAACTCCTGCCTACAGAATCGGGAACACGGAATGGATGTTGATTGTGTTCGAGAAGGATGACGCACTGACGCATCCATCCCCTGACGTGTGGGAAATAGGAGCCGCGCGTTTTACTCGTTACCTATGGAGACGTGACACTGCGGAATGGCGCAAAGAAACCGAACACCCAAAATACAACACGCATGATGGCACATGGGCGGGATTGCCACACGGACTACGAAAGATTTACGAAAAACACGAGGAGGAAATCAAACAGGCATTATCACTTGAACCGATGGAACCAAAGCAAAAGCCGACCCAGGCAAATATGTTTCAGTCAGGCGAAGATCTGCCATTATTTTCAAATAGCCCCGTCAAGGTGGCTACAGAGAGTTATAAGCCTCGTCCCATTCAAAAGCAAATCAAACTACTACTGATGGAGAAAAAGGCATGACACAAGCGATTCAGCAAATCCCATGCCACCTTATTACCGCTGGCGACAATGACCGCACCGTCTTTGACAATGACGGTCTGGAGGAACTCGCGGCATCTATTGGCGAGCACGGACTCGCTCAGCCGATCACCGTCCGCCCGTTTGCGGAAAGATACCAAATCGTCGCAGGCGAACGCCGATTCCGAGCAGTCTCGCAGGTTCTCAAACTTGAAACAATTGATTGCATTGTGCGCGAACTGACTGACGAGGAAGCCAGCGCCATCATGCTTGCCGAGAACGTGGGGCGGCGCGATCTCGACCCCGTTGATGAAATGCTTGCGTATAAAAAGCGTCTCGCTATGGGATGGAGCATTGAAAAAATTTCCAAGAAATGCGGCGTCTCGAAAAAGCTCGTGGAAAAGCGACTCATGCTCGGCAACGTTCGTGAGGATATCCTTTACCACGTTCGCCGTGGAGCATTCCCCATCGGGCACGCAGAAACGCTGTCCGTGCTGGATCATAACCGCCAGATGATCGCCGCCCGTCCCATCATCGAGGGAAAGGCGGTCAACTTTCGCCAGTTCCGCGAGATCGTGGACGCCCTCTTTGCTCAGCAAAGCCAGGAGAGTTTATTCGATCTTGCCCTGTTCGGTGGTGCTTTGGAATCCCCCAAAGTCAGCATTGAAACCACCAAGGATACCTACCCGATTGCCGCCGACCTTCCCGATCCGTTCATCACACCTGAACACCATACGGGCGCAATCACGCTGGCTTACGTCCTCGAACTCCAAGCGCAGGGGCATCACCGCGAAGCCGCCGCCATAGGTCGGCTACTCGCGTTCCTGTGCAAGTACCGCTATACCTACCTCCCGACACGGGCGGTAATCAAAACATAGAGACAATGTTTGTGAGGACGAAAAAAAACGCAAAAACGATTGCACCAAGCAAAGACCACCCTATCACCCAAAGGGAAAGAACAACGAACAACCCAATAATCTCACGCGCGGCTTCTTCCATTGCATCCATGAATGGATTTTACCAAAACAAAAACTTATCCAAGTAAAAAAACACTCTTGAACACTTAAAAGGATAGGAGAATACCCATGAAAGAAATCAAAATCAGTAAATCCCTCCGCGCAAAAATTTCAGACGCTTTCGGCAACACTGGTATCGTGTACTGGCAGCCCGCCAGTTACGCCAGCGCCTTCGACCTGCGTACCGTGACCTACGTCTATGAAAACGGCAAAGAGCGCTCAAAGAGCATCTGCAAACTCGAAGCCAAAGCCAACATAGAGTTAATCGCCGCCATTCAAAAGACATACCCGAAAATCCTTGGTTTCGCTGAATGCCTGGAATCTGCGTTCGACGCCGGGAAACTTCCGCTTGACATCACGATTGGCGAAATAAAACAACTTGCAGGGGTGAACTAATGCCTCAACCTCCCTTCGTCAAAAGCAATTATCCGCGAGTCCCCGGCGACTACTATCCGACCATCGATGAGCGCTGTGTGTATGCGCTTTTACATCACGGCAGGATTGGCAAGAAGGAAATCATCTTTGATGTGTGCGCTCCGCAGGGCAGCGGAATCATTGAAACGCTCAAAAAGACTGGGTATGAAAATTCGTTCTGCAAACCGGATGCGTTTGAGGAAAATGTTTTCGCAGACTGGATCGTCACCAACCCGCCTTACGACCGAAAACTGGTTGATCTGATCATCGAGAGACAAATTGAACGTGTGCGCTATAACAAAGTGACCGGCTTTGCCTGTCTCTTACGCGCAAACTTCGATTTTGCCAAAAGCCGCCAGCATTTATTCAGGGAAGAAATTTTATACTACGGTCAGATCAAAATGCTGTTCCGTCCGTACTGGTCGGAAGAACGCAAAGCCGAGCCGATTCACAATTACGTTTGGCATATCTGGCATCGCACGACCATAAAACACACATTTGGATATCCTTTTGTCATGTATGCCGATGGTGAACTGCATGAATAAACCAACTCAAGACCTCGCCGACCTATTCTGTGGTGCAGGCGGCACCAGCACCGGAGCACTCCAAGCCGCCCGCGAGTTGGGATTGGATGTAAACCTGGTCGCAGTAAACCATTGGGATATCGCCATCGCCACACACAGCAAGAACCACCCAAAGGTCGCGCACTACAATTCTGACCTCAAAGACATTGACCCGCGCCAAGTCGTGCCATCTGGTAAATTGCGCCTTCTCCTGGCATCGCCTGAATGTACACATTTCAGCAACGCTCGCGGTGGCGCTCCTATGTCTAAGCAATCCCGCGCCAGTGTCAAATACGTCATCCGGTGGGTGTCGGCTCTTGACGTGCAGGACGTCTTGATCGAGAACGTCCCTGAGTTCGAAGATTGGGGACCACTCCACAGAAAATGCACCTGCGGAGCGGGAGAGAGCATCAAAGTAAAGCACAAAAAACCTTGCAAATATGGACTCCCGATCCAAAACCGCAAAGGCGAATACTTCTATCGCTTCGTCCGTAAGATGGAGAAACTTGGATACAATGTCAAATGGCGCAGGCTCGTCGCCGCCGACTACGGGGACCCGACCACTCGCAAGCGCCTGTTTATCATTTGCCGCAAAGGTCGGCAGGCAGATTTTCCAGAACCAAGTCACCACCAGAACGGCGGAAATATGTTTGGTAAATCCGCGCGCTGGAAGCCGGCACGCGACATCATAGACTGGAAGATCAAGGGTGAATCCATCTTCAACCGCAAAAAACCCCTGGCAGATAACACACTGAGACGTATCTTTGCCGGGCTTCAAAAGTACGGCGGCAAATCATTCATGCTCTCCCAACAGTCAGGCGGAGCGCCTCGCGGAGTGGATAAGCCAGTCTCGACCATCACCGGGGCAGGCAAGATACAATTTGTCGAGCCGTACATCGTCGAATATCACAACGGCAAAAACTCCCAGAACCGCACGCGCTCTGTAGACTCTCCGCTCCCTACACTCGACACCTCCAACCGCTTTGGGCTGGCTCAGCCTTTTATTGTCGCGCTCGAACATGCCAGTGCAAATGGAAAGCAGGTCAGATCAATCGAAGAACCAATGCAGACGATAACAGCCGAAGCGCGTTTCGGTCTTGCTGAGCCATTCATCATCCAAATGGATCAGGGCGGCGCACTTCGAGACATAAATAAACCTATGGCGACCATCACCAGCGCGGACTCATGGGCACTTGTGCAGCCTTTTTTGCTAACCACCAACTGGACAGCCACCAATCGCAGCCAGGCGCGTTCTCTCGATGACCCCGCCCCAACAATTATTGGTCAGGACACAATTGGACTCGTCGAGCCGTTCCTTGTCGAATACTACGGCACAGGCAGCGCATATTCGCTTGATGAACCGCTAAAGACTCAAACAGGGAAAGACCGCTTTGGTCTCGTTTCTCCGATCATCCTCCGCGATCAAGACGGCAAGGTCTACCAACTTGATATCCGATTCCGCATGTTGCAACCTCACGAACTCGCCCGCGCCATGTCGTTCCCGAAGTCGTACAAGTTTCAGGGAACGCGGGAGCAAATCGTCAAGCAGATCGGGAATGCTGTCCCGGTAAAATTATCATATTCACTTTGCAAGCATCTTTTAGGAGACTCAAATGGATAAAAACGAATTTTCAATAATTCAAACACTTGTGTATTACACGTGTGAGGATTGCACAGTCACTTTGCAGAACCCAACGCTTGAATGCCTGGATGAATGGCTCAAAGAGCATAGCGGTCATAAAATTGTAACAACGCGAAAACACCCGCTCTACGATCTCGGATACAACGACCTCAAAAAGGCAGAGGAACTCGCGCAGATCGCAGAAGCCCTCGGCGCAATTGTCGCCGACATCCGCTTCATGCCTCATACTCGCAACCCTGAATTTTCACAAAAGCACCTGAGGGAAATCCTGGGCGAAAACTACGTTCACGTCGGCGATTTGGGTAACGCAAACTATAAAGGAACTGGCGGCATCGAACTCGAAAACGTGGAATCTGGCATGATGATATTAAATGGCTTACTTGCAATGAAGCCCGTCATCCTCATTTGCGCCTGCTGGAAGCGCAGCGAGTGCCACCGCCTCTACGTCGCCGAGGAGTACAAGCGGCGGTACGGACTCGCCACATCCCCGATCAGCAGACAGGATGCGCGAACGTTACTGGAATCCATCAAAGTCAAGAATAACCCCCAGTTGTCGCTATTCGAGATCGGCGTAGATGTTGCCAAGTCTGGCTCTGAGAAAACAGTTAAAGCAGTCTTCGAGAACGGCATGTTGGTAAATGAACGCGAACTGCACGCAGACAACTGACCTTTTCTTTCTAGGACGGTGATACAATCGCGGCATGATCTATGCCGCACTAAAACCGTTTCGCACGCTTTACTGGTGGCTTCACTACCACTTTGGAGTCTGTCCTGATTGCGGAAAGCGGTTCTTCATTGGCAATCACAATAATTGCATCCCATTCTAAAGTCCGCCAGTAACACGGCGGATTTTTTATTCAAAACCGCGTCACCTGCCCCACCAATGGATTCAAAATCTCCCTGACACATAACATCCAGACTCAAAGAGAAAGACCCCTCTAAGGTCGTCCCAAGCGTGAAAAGTTTATTTGTGAACACTTTAACGCTTTATGGATAAAATTACCGTAAATCCCGATGGCATTTCAATCAAGGGCTGTAAGTATATTTACGCCCCCCAAGGACAGGCTGGCGAATACGCTCCGCTCGCCGCAAACCCATATAGAGGCTGTGGGCACAAGTGTGCATACTGCTATGTTCCGCGTGTTTTCCATGGAACAATGACGCGGAAAGAATTCGACGCTGGCGCTGTCCCACGCAAAGGTTTTATTGGCAAATTGATTCTCGATGCTTTGAAATACAAGCGGGCTGGAATCACCGAACAAGTGATGTTGTCGTTTACCACGGACCCGTATCACCCCGGCGACAATTCTCTTACGCGTTGGGCAATTGAGGTCCTGCAGGAAAATGGACTTGGCGTATGCACCCTTACCAAAGGCGGAACCCGCGCCTTGCGCGATATTGATTTATTCCGTCCCGACCGCGACGCCTTTGCCTCGACGCTGACCAGTCTCGATGACGACTTCTCCCGAAAATGGGAACGTGGAGCAGCGCTCCCAGGTGATAGAATTGCCGCTCTGAAAAAGTTCCACGAGCACGGGATTTTCACTTGGGTATCCCTCGAACCGACAATCAACGTTGAAGCCAGCTTGGAAATTGTCAAATCTACACACGAATTCGTTGACCTGTATAAAATAGGTCGCGTGAATTATCTCGACATCACCAGAACGACGGACTGGCGCGATTACACATTGAGGATGATTGACCTATGTCAATCTCTCGGTGTCAGGCATTACGTCAAGAAAGACCTACAAAAATACCTGCCTGTCGGCTACGAAAATCCCCTGCGAACACAACAACACCACTAACATAGAGGACAAAATGGGAACACTCGTAGAAGACTTTCTTGCATCGGGAGAATACAGCGAATCCACAAAGGTTTCGTATCGCCGCACCTTGGAAAAACTAGTAGTCGAAGACCTTCCATCTTGGACAGCATCCGACCTACTGTCATTTGTAAAAGCAAATATCAAAGGGAATCCTCAGCAGAACACGCAACAATATGTTGCCCTCTGCGCTTGTCGCTCATTTATTTCTTGGAGATATGGTCAAGTCCATCCAGCGCTGTCGGCTCGGATCAAGCGCGTTCACCCTAAAAAGCAGCGCGCCCTGACTATGGATCAACTGGTCGAGTTGCTTGCATCATTTGATACTTCCACTGCGATTGGATCACGTGACCTTGCAATTCTCGCCATAGCCATAGACACAGGACTCCGTCGCGCAGAACTGGCAAGGCTTAAGCTCGATGACGTGAACCTCGAAAAACTTAACCTTCAAGTAGTTGTAAAGGGAGGGCAATGGGGGACTGGAGCATACTCACAACAGACCGCTTTTTATATAGCATCGTGGTTGGAATTTCGCAAACCTGCCAAAGGTGTCGATACTCTTTTTGTGAATCTTCTAAACAACAGGAACAACGGACAACCTCTCACTGGACACGGAATCAAAATGATATTCCGCAAATGGAGCAGGAAGGTCGGCTTTGAATTCTCTCCACACGATGCCAGACGCACGTTTGCCACGATCTCTACTTTGCTCGGCGCACCGTCTAAAACTCTTATGGTGGCAGGGCGTTGGTCAAATCTGGAAATGGTGGATCGTTACACCCGAAACATCACCGAAGACGCGATTCGGCAATATTTACCCATAGCAAACCTACCAAAAACTGAAAAGCTGAACCCATAACAGTAGGTTCCGGGTTCGACTCCTGGCTGGGGCACCTTTCAAAATTTTGGAGGTCGCCAGTGGCACTTGAAAACTTCAATGTCTTCGGTATGATATTTGTAGCAAAAGGCAAGACAAAAATCACAGCAACCGCATTCAGCGCAAAACGCCCGAAAAGCATATCAAATACATTCCGCGAAGCAAACGATAAACTCGTCGGTCTTGTTCTTCCATTTGCCGCTCGTATTAGCGCCAAAAATGAAACTCCGCTTTTGTTTGGAGAACGCGCAATAAGAATCGATACCGAACAAGTTGTAAATTCAAAATTGTATCTTGAAGAATTAAAGTCGCTGGAAGCAAGATTGTCTGAGTTTTTGAAGGCTTTTGAATAAAACTTCCGCCCGTTCGCCTGTCGGTTCTCCGTAGGCAAACGGGCGTCAGAGTTAGGTTGTGCGCGGTTGTCGGACCCGCTCAGCCGCCGACCTAATCGCCAGTCCCTGGCAAAGTGGTGTTACTCCCCAGGACTGACGCGCAAGTCGTAAAAACGGCGGATGGTTGCACATCCGCCGTTATTTTATTTTTATTATCTTGTAAAACTCATGGGGTTCAATATCCAACTCGTCGCACAAACGTTCAACCACATCAAACGAGACCCCGCGCGTTTTGTTGTTGACAATACGCGACACAGTAGCCAAGCCCAATCCCGTTGACCGCGCAACCTCGCGGACGCCTCTCCCCTTTTCTTTTAGGATTTCGTCCAGCCTGAAAGTGATTTTTGTCTTTTGCTTCATAATTTGATTATAACATAAGTGTTCACGCGCAAGATTACACCCTTGACAACTACACTGTCATCATTTATGATGACAGTGTCGGAATGCAACTTCCGAAAAAAACTAAAAGGAGTGACACCATGACCGAAAACACCACACAAAAATGCAAGAAGTGCAAAGTCGAGAAATCGCTGACCGAGTATCACCGACGCGGACCAGGACACCAACGTATCTGTAAAGAATGCCGCAAAGCACATGTGCCAAGCGGCGGGAAACGAATTATTGTCATTAATCCTCCATCGCTCTACCCTGAACTCGCGAAACGCATTGCCGACCTTGAAAATAAACTGCAAGTCAAAGCGCGGTCATACGCCAACGACCCGCTTGAGTCTGACGATATTTACGCGGCAATGGTCGAAGAAATCCTGACAAAATGTAAGCCAGATGATTCAGACTCTCGAATCCTCACACGCGCAATGTGGGCGGCAAAAGCCTGTGTGCGTAAGTACCGAGCCTATTCGATGATGATGGAAGACGAATCCGCCATGCTTACAAAAATCCATGATGCGGAAAACGAAGAATTTGAAATGACCGCCTATCCGTCGTCCTCAGCCGAAGAAGAGTTTATACACCGCGAGCAGGTCGCCGAAATCATGCAGAAGTTGTCGGCTCTCCCCAAAGAATATCAGATGATTATCTCCATGCTTTCGTTCGGTCATAACCAGCGCGAGATTGCTCACAAGTTGCAGAAATCCGACCAGGCAGTTTCCTCGGCAATCAAGAATATCGCAAAGCAGTTAACCACGCTTGGACTCTCCCCGTCGTTTACCTAAAGAACAAAACCAATAAAACCTGCCGCAGGAATGCGGCAGGTTTTTGTCTTATAATGCCAAAAATCTAACAAAGATCAAGGAGGTAATATGCGCGACGATTTGGAGAAAGCATACAGTGAGGCGAAACAAAAGGGCGGGCTGAATCCCTTAGTCGGAAAAGGTATGTATGAATTTGCGGAAAAGCAACTACTAGGTAATGAGCAGGTCTTGTATCTAGGCACTTTCAATGTTGGAATAGTAACCGCTGGCGAGGCAATCACGATTAAGCCGTTTGACATTAAGAACAAAACATCCGGCATATTTTTAGCCACGAGCAAAAGGGTATTGCATTGTCAAAAGATATTATTCAATACAAAGGTCGAACAAATTGCGCTGGAAAAAATCAACAACGTTGAGTCGAAAGGTGGGCTGATATTCTCTGTTCTTCGGATTCAATCTATAACAAACGTGATGGAAATTGACCTACCCAAGAAAGAACTGGAGACATTATCCAGGACGATCTCCGAGGCAATTGAACAAGCCAAAGCACCGCAAATGCAGAATAGCCAACCCCAAAGTGCAATTGACGCGATAAAGAAATTAGGGGAGTTGCGAGACCAAGGGATTTTGACAGAGACAGAATTCACCCAAAAGAAAGAAGAACTGCTGAGCAGAATTTAAGCGACACACGAAAAAATACCCGTCCAAATGGACGGGTATTTTTTTATCTGAATAAGTTTTTATTTTTCCAGCCCTACAAGACCCCTTCCCCAAAAATCCACCCTAAACATCAGAGCCGCGTCAAACGCGGCTTTACGCTTGCCTTATTCACGCCTACGGCAATCCTAAAGGTACTTCCGCAATCGGTTATTGGTTCGGAAATTCCGCTTTATGAACACTTATCAGGGTAGGTGAAAACAGCATGATTGACTTGAAAAACCTTCCCAAAGTCATTGCCCGCATGGACATCGAGCGAGCAGGCTTTACGACGATCTTCATCCGTGTCTGGAAAAAAGGATTCAACCCTGACGACGCCGGCGCTCCAGACTTCGAGGAATTGCTGAACGGCGGAGAAGAATCCATGGCGCAACTCTGCGCCGCAGTGAAAGCCCAGGGATTTTCCATCACCATGAGTGGATCCAACAAAGCCCGCGCCCTGCGCGGAGAAGTGACTCGCGTTGACTTTGTCAAACAGGTGGATGGGTGGCATATCAAAAAATACCCGCAGGGATGGAGAGCCACAACCCACCCAATGTCCGATGAAATCAAAACAGAGGACGAGATCAAGCAGGCAATAGTGTGGTGCCGCAAACACGGGTGGATCGTCCGCGAAAACAAAGGTCATTCACGGGCATGGAAGAACAAACTCATGCCCGTTCGCACAAGAGAAGAAATGCGCAGACTTCGGGCAAACGCAACTCCTGAACAGCGTTTCGCAGACTTCGCCTACGACTTTTGAAGGAGGCAAATAGACAAAACAAAATCAAGACCTTCATCGTTTCTTATTTTCAACAAGGAGAAAAAATCATGACAATCCAAATTCCTGGAAAGGCTCAAAATGCGTTCGACGGCTCAATGAGAACTCGTTCAGCAGTCGAACTTCCATTCCCTGCGCCCGCCTTTTACATCATCAATGGCAATCCTGACCTCGAAGCCCTGAACAACTCGCTCTATTTCGGAGGGTGGGCGTGCAGTAACGAAAACATCAAGAAAGCCACCGAGAAGTGGGATGTGCCGGAAAAAATCCCCAACTTGTACGAGGTCAAACGAACTGACGGGAGTGGGCAGCCATATTACATCCAGTCGGCTCGCTCAATTGCGTTCGCGCCTATCGGTATGCGCATGTACTCAGTCGCGGACGTAAACGGCGTGGAGCGGCGCGTCGCCCCGTTCACCAAGGGCGCAAAGCCTGGTATGCAGGTTCTCGGAATGCTCGGATACAAGAACCAAGAAAAACAGCTACAGGCATGGTCGCCGGTGATGCTTACCGCAAGCGGCTACCAGGTCAATCATGTCCAAAAGTCGTTTGAGACTTGGAGGAAGGCTATCACCCCACACGTCAAGAAACTCGTTCCCGACTTTTCCGATTCCGTTCTGAATTTATTTTGGATGTATATCGGCACTTTCGGCGAACGCAAACAGGTTCCAGCGGGTCAGCCTCGCGGCGGCGTTCAGAAATATGTCACACCAATCACCGCCTTCATTCCCGATGAATTGGACGAGAAAAAGGTCGAGAACATGTACGTCGGCGCACCACTCGCCGAATTTATGGCAGACCTGCACGAGCAGGCGGATGAATGGTTAAAAGTGTTCTCGAAGATGCAACAAGCGGCGCAGGCGGGCAATTCCTCCACGCATGAAGATTTTGTGCCGTTTGAAGAACCTCCCTTCCAGCCCGAAGACGACATTCCCTTCTAACCTGAACACTTAACACGATAAATTGCTGGGCGCAATTGCGCCCGGCGTCATTCCACTTAGGAGAAATACCTTGGACTTTATAAAGCGGCTCGCTGGAATAAAACGTAAGCCCTCTACCCGCGCTCAGTTGATAGCCCTGCCCAATGCGGTAGTTATCCACACCGAAGAAGGCAACGTCATTATTACGCCACAACTGGCAAAAGATATTCACGAGAACCTTCCGCAGATCACCAAGCAGGCGGAGAAATACAAAAAAGAAGAAGACAAAACAAAGGAATAGAGGCACGCTCATGAAATCAGAAATTGAACGCTTGTATCTATATGAAAAAGCAATGGATAAACAAAGGTTTATCGAAGATGCAATTTCAAGCATTAAATCTGCCGGGATTCGTAGCGACCTTATCGAAGAACTTCAAAAAGAACTCGTAATTGCAAAGAAAGAAGTTAAAGACGCTTTGCAAGAGCTAGATCATAAGTCGAAAAAATAAGCCATGAAAAAATCGCATCTGCTCATCAACGAACCACCGCTACAAGTCCTGCCTTCGCTTGCGCAAGCGATAGGACTCAACGAAGCCATCATCACACAACAACTACATTATTGGCTGGAAAATAAAGCAGTCGCAGGTGAGGTTGACGAAAACGGCGTCAAATGGATTTACAACACCTATGAAGAATGGCGGGAAAATTTCCCGTTCTGGTCTGTTCCAACGATTAAACGCGCCTTCCTGCGGTTGGAAGAAATCGGCATTGTAGTCTCTGAACAACTGAAAGCCAAAAAGCGAGATATGCGAAAATACTACCGCATTGACTACGATAAGTTGTGTACGTTGCATGAGATCAAATTGATCCAATCAGATGATGGCAAGTTGACCCCATCCAACAGATCACATTTATCCGATGTTAAAGATGAATTAACAGAGACTACAGCAGAGACTACCAAAGACTATCTTGGCGCGAACGCGCCAAAAGAGCGCACACCACAAGAAGACGGCGGCAAAGCCGCCCCGCCCGTCACTTGGGGAATCGACTGGCAAATCGCCGCAGGTGTCGAGGAAGTGCAACTGCCAACCGAAGCAGAACTGCAGGAGGCAAAGGTCGCCAATGCTGTCGAAATGTTCCCGCAGGAACACAAGGACTTTGTCCGTGCGTTCGTCCTTGCCACAGGGATTTTCCCGCTTAAGCAGGATGTTGCCGGGTGGTGCAGCGCCTTCCGTGACCAGAAAGCGCGGACTGGCTTATCACCCGAAAATGTCACCAGGGCTTGCGCCAAGATGTTCGCCGAAGGTCTGACAATCAAGGACCCGTTTTCGGTTGTCGGCACCGCTGGCAGCCTTCGCGCCTCCGAAGCGCAGAAACCGCCGCAAGTCATTCCGACGCCAATCCCTACCGATGACTGGAGAAGGCACATCAGACTATGAGCGACGAACTTTACCCACCAGAAGAAAAAGTCGAAGAGATGACGAGCACGACTGTTCCGCACAGCCGCGAAGCCGAAGAAGCAGTAGTCGGCGCAGTGCTGATCAACCCTGATGTTTATTACGACATCGCGCAATTCCTTTCAGCCAATGATTTTTACATCGAGCGCAATAAGTGGGTATGGCAGGCTTATGACAGGCTCAACGAAAAGCGGATGTCCGTTGATTTGCTGACCGTATCCGAGGAAATGGAAAGGGTCAATCAACTGGCGGAGGCTGGCGGGTCGGCATACCTGACCTCGCTTATCAACCAGGTTCCGTCTTCGCTGAATGCGGAATCCTACGGGCGCATCGTCGAAGGTCACTCGGTTCGGCGCAAGTTGTTGTCAGCAGCGAATAAGATAGCCAGCCTGTCCTATAAAGCGACGCTCTCAGCGGAGGAAGCGATAGAAGAAGCCAGCCGCGAGATTATTTCGATTTCGACCAGTAAAGGTAATGACAAGGATTTTTTCAAAACGTGCATATCGGCAGTATATGACCGCGCCGCCAGCAATGCCGAGCGAACCGCCAAAGGCGAATCAATTATCACTGGAATTAAGACAGGGCTACTCGACCTTGACCTGCTACTTCTTGGATTGGAAAACCAGGAAAATATTGTCGTTGCTGGACCACCTGGACAAGGAAAAACCTCGTTTTTGTTCGACGTTGCTAGGCACAATGTTTTGAAGCAAAGAAAAAATGTCGCGATCTTCTCACTGGAAATGAACGGCGAAGAGGTTGTGAGAAGGTTTATCTCTCAGGAAGCGATGATCGAAACTACAAAAATCAAGACTGGCGGTCTTGACAGTGAAGAGTGGATCCGCTTTAACGAAACTATTGAACTGTACGAAAACAGAGGGCAAATATTCCTGTCAGATATCAGCAACCTTACACCAGTCACGCTTCGGGCAAAGTGCTTGCAAATCCAGCGTGAATATGGTCTTGACCTTGTAATCGTAGACTACCTTCAATTGATGTCCGGTGGTGGAAATTTCGCCAACCGCGCATTGGAAGTTGGTCACATATCACGCCAGAACAAACTTCTTGCTCGTGAACTTGACATCCCGGTTATCTCTGCCGCTCAGCTTAATCGCAGCGTGGAGCAACGGACAGAAAAACGCCCAACACTTGCGGACCTAAAAGATTCCAGCGGAATCGAGCAGGATGCAAATACAGTCATCTTTCTATATCTCGATCAGTACGGCAAAAAGGATTACACCGAGTGCATCGTAGCCAAGCGCCGCGACGGTCCAACCGGAAGCGTAAACCTGAAATACCTAAAAAAATTCACGACTTTCAGGGATGCCGCATATACAGGTTGATTTTTTGTTTCTTGAACACTTATCTGGGTAAGAAAACATGGGGCGGCGTGGATCACCTTGAAAATCGAATGTTACGGGTCGCCCAGTGAGTCATGGTCTTGTCCTGAACTCATGGGATGGATGCAGGTGCTGTTCAAGTCAGCCGCCCGTTTCATAGTCCATCGAGCAGAGAGACTCGCGCGCGCCTGAACCCACGGTAATGAGTAACAGGCTCGATGGAAAAATGCTGGTCGGCACAATCGGAAGCCGTGAAAGACAAAGTCCGGTGCGTGTCATCAAGGCAAGCCTTGTCACGCAGAACTTCGCCAGCCTTTATCTCGAATCTCTAATTGCAGGAAGTCGCGAGCGGTGAGCAATGGTTCCGCTCAAACCATAAGAGCGGCGCGGCTTCCAAATTTCGAATAATAGTGAGTGCCTGACAGTAAAAATGCAGACTTCCGCGAAAGCGGCAAATTGTTCAGGGATGTGGCAAAGTGCCAAAGGCTGGATCACTCACTTTTTTGAAATCAACGCCTCGGACTCCACTTTATTGTTAAGAGGCTTGATCTATGCAGGATAGGCTCCCTTCATCCTGCATCACGCGGATGTGGCGCAGTTGGCAGCGCACCGAACTCGTAATTCGGAGGTCACTGGTTCAAGTCCAGTCATCTGCTCTTGGGAGGCAAATTCACCCCGCGCCGTAAGTCCTGCGGCGCGGGAGCCTCCCGAACAAACTGCGTATGTGGTGTACGCATGGTGTTCCCTCCTCAAAGACCTGGGCGGCTCGTGAACCGCTCAGGTCGAGAACATATCCGCTTATCAGAGTAAAAAAATACTATGTCCAAATACGGCGCAAAAAAAACAGAAGTTGACGGCTTTGTTTTCGAAAGCAAGGCAGAAGCACATCGGTACTCTGAACTTATCCTGGCTGAAAGGGCTGGAGAAATTTTCAACCTAGCCCTACAACCAGTTTTTCCGCTTATCGTCAACGGCAAGAAGGTGGGCAAATATATCGCAGACTTTCAGTACACAGACCGCACGGGACTCGTGTCGTGGAGGACGTTAAGGGGATGGCAACTCCTGTGTTTAGACTCAAGAAAAAACTTGTCGAAGCGATTTACGGAATCAACATTGTTGAAGTAAGAACCTAATCAAGGGAAAACAAAACAATGGAAAAGATTTATGCACTTCTCAATATTATGCTCCCCATAGAAGAAGGCTGGAACGAACCCTATCAGGTGTTCTTTCTAATTCCTGTGACAATCATCATCTTTTTATTGTTCATGAAATGGTTTCTGTTTGGCGGTCTGGAAGACTTGATTGATAGGGGAATATTTTCCTTGCTGGACAGAATACCGTCCCCTCCCCCCATGACCGACAAAGAATACATGAATGCTTTGAGCGATTCAAGAAAAGCAATGAGCGAACCAGACCCGTCGTGGGCAAAGTGGCTCTCCATTGGAATCGGTTTGTTTTTTGTTTTGATAATTTCAATGGCAGCCATAACCACTGACTGGTCGGCGTGGTGGCAGGGCAGAAAATATTATATGTACGTTGTGCTTACAATGATTGCATTTTGGGTAGTCGCATCAGTAGGAGCGGCAATTGATAAAAAAGGAAAATTGGTATCCATTCCCGTTTTCTTGATGATTGTCGGCGCGGTGTGTTTTGTCATTTACCAGATAATCCCATGAAAAAGAACAATAGGAAATCCCCTGTCACGACGATCTTACTTTTTTGCGTGTTCGCGTTTGCGATTACCGGGACAGTGTTCCTTGCCCGCCGTAACCGTGCAGGTGTTGATCTAGCTCCTGCCTCAATGTACGAGCCGCTTGCAACGCCATCCCTGAGCAGAGAATTCCCGACCACCAGCCCGTCGTCCTTGCCTACGCAATACATCACAACCACGCCCACGACGGATGAAGTCGGCACCGCGTATGCAGTCATCGCCAAAGACAAAGCAACCAGCACGGCGGAATCAGCAAAAACCAGCACAGCCTATGCCATTGCAGAAACCCAAAGCGCACACGGAACCCAGGCGTTTTGGGTTGACGTCACCCTGGCTGTCGGCACAGAGTTTGCTACACAAACCCAGGTAGCACAAACTCAAGCTGCTGGCACAAATCAAGCAGCCTGGCAAACCGCCGCGCCTGCTACAGCTACCGTAATCAAAGCCACCCAAATCGTCGAAGCCGACGCGCTGAATTCAAAGCGCGTATCTGTCTGGATGACAAACGTTGGCGGGACATTTGTTTTCTTGGTGTTTCTTGGAGTTCTTGTTTTTGGTCTTTATAAGTTTATCTTGTGGGGCGAGGAACGCGGCAAAGCCGTCATTCTCAAACAAAAAGCCGAAGCCATGAAACCCGATGCCAACGGACGCCACCCACTGATCACGTCAGGCTCTTTGATGTCTGGCGAAAAACTCCTGAACCCCAACCTCATGCACCGCGCTGCGCTCGACCCCACAGTAGACGATCTCGACGATGAACAGGCACTACGCAACGTGCAGTCAGCCCGCAACCTCGAAGGCGTCCGTATCCTCGCGCCACAGGCTGGAAAGTTGACTTCAGACATGGCGAAGCAAATGAGAGATTCTGCCATGTCTGCCAGCGGAATAAAAATCACTAATCCCGAAACGCCCGCAGAAACTATCGTCAGCCTGCCTGTGTCAAACCGCATCACGGCATTGGCACTACCCGAATGGTCAACACTCGCCAACAACTGGGACGGGAAAAAACTTCCGTATGGAGTCGGCTCAAGAGGGTTGCTGACAGCAGATCCAGCAGAAGACCCACACTTGCTGATTGTCGGCAGGACGCGCACAGGCAAATCCCGCTATGGTCTGCGCACCGTCGCCGCCTCTGCATTGACGATGGGATACCAAGTTTTATTCATCGGCAAGCGGGTAGATTTTTACCCGTTTGAGAATCATGCTAACGCCAAAATCGTTGGCGTTGATTTACTCAACGAGCCGCAAAAGTACCTTGAAGTCCTTCGCCGCGTCGCTGGACTGATGAAAGAACGCGACGACTACCTGACCAATAAGCGCATGTCCATCTGGCAACAGACAGGGCAGCCGCAGTTATATGTCGTTCTCGATGAATTTTCCTCCGCTGTGCGCCAGTTGAATGCTGTCAAGACTGGCATGGGCAATACCGTTTCCAGCATAGCCACCGCCCTGATTCAAGAAGGCGGCAAATACGGAATCAACATCATTCAGGTTGTTCAGGACGCCACAGGCGCAAACGTAGACATCAGCGCCCGCAGAAATATGGGGCGCATGGTTTTTAGGTTGAGCGAACCGAAGGCTAGCGAGATTGCACTTGGCGTGCGCGACCCCTCCGCCACCGACCTGCCCTCTCGCCATTTTTTTTCCACCTTTGGCGATGGCTCTGCCGATATCACCCTCGGCGCAGCATTCGCCCCAACCGACGACGAGATTCAAGCGTTCCTGCTTGACCGTCCCGCCGTAGCACAAGAGCCAATGAGTTGGGTCGATGGCTCTACCATCGCCGAAGAAAAACCGCAGATGCCTCAGTCGGTATCCAGCGACGAAGAAACCGACATCGAGGAAAAAATTGCCGCCGAATGGATGACGATGCGCGACGCGCACAAGTGGTCTGGCTGGAACGGTCTGGAGCGGGCGGTCTTCGGCGAGGTCAAAAACGGCGCTCGCTCGGTCAAGATCAAGCGGGTGGTCGCCAGTTTGCAGGGTGTTGATGTGGCTGACGTAAACGCAGAAATCGACCGCCTGGTCGCTAGTTGGGACACTACGCGTAGTGCTACGTTCACAACTACGCACAAAAACGAAGATTTTCAGCCCATTTTCGCCGCGTAGTGGCGTAGTCCGTAGTAAAGGAGAGCATCTTGGCAGAATTTGAACAACCCGTCCAACCTCAAAGTGACTTTGTAAAAAACGTCGCATTCGTCCTCGATGAATGGCGTGCCCTCACGGTTATCGCAGAAAAAACCTTTGTCGGAAATCTGGCGTCCACTATTCCGTGGATCGCCCCGTTGGTTCCTGCATTTTTTGCATACCAAAATTCGACGGATGAATTGAAGTTGAATCTTCCGCCTGGCGTTGGCGTGATTATCTCAGCATCTATCGAAGGGCTTGGGATTAGTGTCGTAACGACTGCGCTCGAATTGTGGGACTGGAACGACAGGAACAAAGACCAGAAGATCACAACCCAACTTTATGTTTCGGCGGGAACAGTTGTTTTTTACCTCGTCATAGTTATTATGGTTAATGTTGGTCTTGATCTCGGCTGGCATGACTGGATTGTAAAATTAATGTTGTCTATGCTATCGCTTCCCGCCGTTGTCACCCTGGCTCTCCGCTCCCAACACGCCCGCCGCGTTGCAGCATACGAAGCCGCAGAAATCAAAGTCGAGCAAAATGAAATTGCTGATCAGGAAACAAAACGCCGCCAGGAAGAACTCACCCTCGAATCGCAGCGCAAGCAGGCTGATTTTGATCTCGAACAAAAACGGCTCGACGCCGAAGCCCGTCGGGTTCTGAAACTCGAAAAAGCCAGGGCGCAGACTTCCAAAACTTCCGAAAGTGGATTGAGGACTTCTGGAACTTCCAAAACTGGTTCTGAAACTGGTGGAACTAATTCCAAAACAATGGGTAGGAAATCCACCCACAGGGAAAGAGTTTTCCAATGGATGGATGAGTATTTCAAAACTAATGGAAGTGTCCCGTCATTCTCGGAAGTCGAACAGGCATTATCCCTTCCGCAAAGTACAGCCTCCCGCTTGCGTGGCGAGTGGCTGATAGAAAACCAAGCAAGAATTTGAGAATGAAATAGCGAAAAACAAAATTTCACGAAGCGCGTCACAAGCGATTCTAAGACCCCGTTCTGCAACTCTGCATATCGTTACCCAAATTCCTGATTTCCGTGCGTCCCAAGAAGCCTGATTCCAAAATCGCGTCACAAGCCCCGATAAGCCCGAAACTAGCACATGCAGCACACTGAATGAAGTGTCTGCATGTTTTTTTTCGTCTAAGGAAGTCCCAAGAGTTTTTTTTCAGATCATGCTCTACAAGCGATTTTCCAAGCGTCAGACACATAACACCCAGACTCAAAGAGAAAGACACCTCACAGGTCGCCCCAAGCGTTTTTCGTGCGTGGGATTTTTGCGTGTCTGAACACTTGTTCGAGTATGAAACCAAGAGGCGCACCCGATTACAAAAAGCAGATCATCAAGACGCTGGAAAGCATCACATCAAGTGGCGTCAGTCCGTATGACATCTTTGACGACTTCTTGAATCTCGCGCTGGACTCCCTCGAAAGGCTGCCAGACCACGTCCGTGCAGTTGCAACTACAGGCAAACCAGCAGATGACACGGAAGAAGTACAAAAACGATTCCAGCGTCTGCGCGAGCGTTACCGCAAACCCATCTACTTTGAACGCTTCGCCGAGGCATTAGGCTACCTGATACTCAGCGCGGAAGATGACTGGAACGACACCATCGGCGACGTGTACATGGAGTTCGGGATTGCGAACAAACACAGCGGGCAATTTTTCACGCCGTTTCACATTGCCAAATTGATGGCAGATATGACAATGGATGACATCCCCGCGCTGGTTCACGAGCGCATCAAGACCGCGTGCAGTGAAAATCCGCTGGCGCAAGCAATGTTAATAGCCAGTCTTGGAATGAAAGATTCAGCCCAAGCCGAAGATTGGTTTTTCAGCAGAGTCCTGCCCACCGTCGCCGTCGATATTGAGCCTGTCACTGTCCTTGACCCCGCATGCGGTTCCGGTGTGATGTTTCTCGCCGCCGCGTCAACGGTCCCGCCTTGGATGCTGGATTGGAATTTCGTCCGCTTCTACGGTATGGACATTGACCAAACCTGCGTAAACATGGCGAAGGTAAACATCCTCCTGCACGGCTTGAATGGCTTTTCCATTAAGTGCGCTCTTGCCGTCTCCGAAGTCGAATTGAGAGCGATTCCCGACCCGTATAAGTCTGCCTACCGTGAAGCGCAGTCGGCTGATCCTGAGCGGTTGGTTGAGATCACCGAGGAAATTCGTGCATGGAAACAGCCCGCTTTGCTGTAAATCAAGGCTGATGAACACTTAACAGGATAAGAAAATACAAGGAGAAATCAAATGACAAACGACGAAGTCCAATCACTACACAGAGTTCTTGACTACCTCAAAGAAGAAGAAAACCATTTCGAGGCTTGTTCGCCCAAAGAGAAGCGCGAACACATCTTCAAGGATGTTCTTGTCTTGCGAGAATTTGGGAAGCGCGTAAACAGGCACAACAACAGACTCGCCATGCGAAACGGAGAACTTCGCCATGCCTGTAAACTCGCCTATATCCACCTCAAAAAATGTCAGGACACCAAAGGCGCAGAAGTCGGCGCAAACGCCATGCAAGCCATTGAGGATGCTCTTAATAACAAGGTTTATGTGTAATGAGTAACAAGAAAACCCTCGTCCCACACGCCACCTACAAAGGCGTCCAGATCATCGAAGGTGGAATCGGCTTCGTGATATTCCTCGGCACGGAACGCAGCGAGTTTGTCACCCTGCCCGAAACCACGAAGTTTATAGACGACTGGTATTCCCTGAAAAAAAACTAATCCCGCTTCGGCGGGATTTTTCTTTTTCTGAACACTTATCTGGATAAGAAAATACTCTGTTTCCAATAAGGAGAAAGTCCATGACAGACACCACGAACCGCAAGAAGAAAGCCGAAAATGTGACAGGCAAGAAGGCAATTCCCGTCCGTATCCAGTTGGACATCCTGCGCGAGAACGGAATCCTCATTGACCTCACGATCACAGGCTCAGGCATGTTCACCAAGACCGCGAGTTTCGACGAAATCGGGTTTCTACAAGACTCCGAAAAAGACGCGCGGTACGGCTGGATCAAGCCCGGTGCGAAGTACCTCATTCCCGAAAGCGCTGTGAAGCCCCTCAAAAGTGTGGTCATCCGAATGCGCCAGGTCTTTGAAGCCCATAGCCGCAAGGTTGCTGGATTCTCTCCATACAATTGGATGCCGTACACCGCGCACCCTGCCTTCGTCGAGAAGTGGAAGGAACTCCGCGACGAGTTCTACGCAATCAAAGCGGACATCATTGAACGACGCAACGAATACGTTGACACTATCTCCGCCGAATACGAGCGCATTGCCATGAGCGCGTGGAAATCCATGTCGGCACAGGATGGCGGCAAGGTCTTCATCGCTGGCGAAGAAATGGACATGGAAGATTTTGTTTCATACGTAATCGAGAAGGCGATCACTGCCGTCCCGTCCGTGGAAGCCATCGAAGAAAAACTGCAAGCCGATTACATCACCGCCCTGGTCTACAGTGAGTTTGACGCGGCGAAAGAATCTGCTGAGGTCGATAAAATCCGCAAACAACTTGAATCCGAAAACGAGAAGGCAGACCTTGAAAACCGCCTCTTGCTGGAGCAACTCCGCACCGTTACATTGAAGAATCAGGACGAGCACGCAGAGCGTGAAGTCAAAATCGAAGCGATGCGCCAGGCTGAACTCGAACACGCGCGCGCGCAAATCAAAGAGACCGTCAGCCCATTCGTCGAGGTTTACAAGAACGCGCTTGGCGAGTGCGTTGACCGCGCCTCAGACCTACTTACCACCATCAAGAAAGGCGGCGTCGTGCGTGGCAAAATCGCCGAGAAAGGGCGCGGACTGTTGGAGTTCTATAACATGATGCTCATTCCCGAACTGACTGACGAGCGCATGGTGGATAAGTTGACCGAGTTGCAGAAACTCATGGGAGAGAATGGCACAAAGGACGACGCCCGCGATGTGACCGCGATTACCGAAAAGTTGCAGGAAATCGTCGAACTCTCAGACACCGTTGCAGGTGAAATCGAGGATGGTGGTGGCAAGTTCGCCGCAGTGGAGATATAGCATGAAAATAGTTGTAGACGAGAATGAGACCGTTATCTATCCAATGCTTGCTGAAAGCGACATGGAATCCGAAGATGATTTTTGTATCGTGCTTGGCAACACATGCACACTCATAAACGGACGAATTGTAGATGAAGATGACTTAACCAAGATCATCGCAGGACTTGAAAAAGCCATTGAAATAATATGAGGAAAAGGTTGAAATGATAAACAGATACGGACCCTACAAGCGCTACAAGCAGGTTTTCGGCGTGACCTCCCACTCCAATCCTGACAAAGAGCATACCGTTGTTCTAACTGACAAAGGCGAGTGGCAATGCTCCTGTCCCGCGTGGATATTTCACACTCCGCGCAAACCATGCAAGCATATTGCGGAGGCGATGAAATCCCAGGTCATACAAGCGTTCACGCCAAAGGCAATCACGCCCAAAGTCGAGAAAGCCCTGAATCGTTTCGCCGCAATCGAGGTATAGCAGATGAGACAAGCCTATTGCAGATTTTGCCGCAAACGCGCTCGGTACAACGAGGACATAATCATTATTGCGTTTTGCAAGTGTGGCGCTGTCGGTATGTATTTTCGCAATGGTAAATATTGGCGTTGGGTAAAAAATGGTGCTGTGTCTCGCAGCACTCCAAATGCAGGGAAAAAACCAAGTTTATAAACGAGCATAAAAATCCAGCCCTGACAAGGCTGGATTTTTATTTACCTGAACACTTAACTGGATAAGAAAATACAAAGGAGAACACCATGAAAGAACCGCTTGAACGCTACATAAAAGCCCGCTACGCATTGATTGCTGTCGTCTCTCATGAAGAGTCCCGCGTCATGCAAGCCATCGAGAAACTCTCGAAGGAAATGCGACTCACCAGCGGGAAGAAAGTCCCGCGCCAAGTCGTGGAGTGGACCATCACGCAGGGACTGGTCGGCGTGGAAGACCTTGCCGCAGATGAATACACCGACCCCAACGCCGCGCTTGGATGGGTGGCAAACTTCGACGAGGAAGGGAACGCGCCAAGTACGCTGTTTGTTTTCAAAGACCTGCACAAGTTAATTGAGAATGACGTGCGGGTGGTTAGATTTTTGCGCGACATTTCCGCCCGTTTTCAGACCCGCAAACACAACCTGATTTTGCTCAGTCCGTCGCTGAACGTACACCCTGACCTTGAAAAACAGATTGCCGTGATTGATTGGTCACTACCAGACGTGAAAGAACTCGAAGCCATTTTGAGCAAAGCCGAATCCAACCTGCCAAGCACGACTCCCGTCACCCTGAATGGCAACCGTGACCAGGTCATTCAGGCGATGCGCGGACTGACCGAAGAAGAAGCCGAAAACGTCCTGACCGCTGGCGTGGTAGCCTGTGGCGAACTTGGCGACGGTGTTATCTCCCATATCATCGCAGAGAAAAAACAAATCATCCGCAAGAGCGGCGTGCTGGAATACTTCGAGGCAAATGTCAGCATGAGCGACGTGGGCGGGTTGGACAACCTCAAACAGTATGCCGCACGGAAGCGTCTCGCCATGTCACCTAAAGCCCGCGCCGCTGGCGTGGATGCTCCCAAAGGCGTTTTGCTAGTCGGCGTGCCAGGCACAGGTAAGAGCCTGAGCGCAAAGGCAATCGCAGGTGGAACCCTGCCGCTACTCCGCTTCGACATGAGCAAGATTTTGGGAAGCGGGCGCGTGGGAGCCGCCGAGAACAATATCTCCACAGCGTTGAAAGTTGCCGAGGCTACCGCTCCCTGTGTCCTGTGGTTGGATGAAATCGAAAAGGCGCTGGCAGACAACGGCGGCGCATCCGATGGCGGCGTAATGATGCGCGTGATTGGTTCCCTCCTGACATGGATGCAAGAAACTACATCGCCCGTCTATGTGATCGCGACTGCCAACAGCGTGAATGCCCTGCGTCCTGAGTTGCTCAGTCGCTTCGATGACGTGATGTTCGTGGATCTGCCAGATGCGCAGAGCCGCGCAGAAATCATTGGCGTCCATTTGATAAAACGCGACAAAGCGAACTTATTAGATTCAAAAGAACTGGTTAGCGTTGTCAATGCCACATGGGGTTTTTCAGGACGCGAGATCGAGAAGGTTGTAAAGTTCGCAGTTGAGCGCGCGTTTTTCGACGAGAAGCCTTTGGATGTCACCTACCTGCTCGAAGCCGCGAAGCAAATTGTCCCAACCTCTGAAACCAAGAAGGAGGATATCAAAGCCCTGCGCGAGTGGGCAAAAGGCAAGGCGATCATCGCTGGCGCTCCGCTCGAAGCCGAGCCGAAAGCGAAGTCGGCAGCCAGTCGCACGATGGAAGTATAGAAATAAAGACGGCGCGGAATCAACCCCGCGCCGTTTGTTCTCCATTCTACAATGCCCGTCAAAAGCGTCCCAAGCCTCTACAAGCCTCCGTTCTGATGATTGCCCATCATCACATCGTGGTACTTTTCAAGCCCTGAACACTTAATACATTATCCGAAAAAAAATACTTTGAAGGAGAAAAACCAATGCCCTGTTATTCTGTCATTCAAACCAAATTGATTAACCTGGTCATTATCCAGCAAGCGATCAAGGAAATCGGAGCCAAAGTCACAGCGTTGTCCCCGAACAACATCGTGATTGAAAAAGGCGATAAGCGGCTCGCGCTCGAACGCTCCCGCGAAGGCGAGAGCTACCGCCTGATGACCAGTCGCTCGTCATGGGATTACGAGGAACTGCTGGACTCCCTAACCATGTCCTACGCCAAGAACACAGTCAAGGCGTTTGGAAAGAAATACGGATACACATTCTCCGCTGGCAAGAATCCCGGAGAATATGAATTAGTCAAATACCAAATCCAGTGAGGACAAAATGGCAATGCAAAAACGTGTAATCAAAGTGAAAATCTCCGCAGACGGTACGATAAATTTCGACAACTCGCAGAATCCCGATGAAGCCCTTATCCTGAACGAACTTGCCGAACTCGCCGCTATGCTATCTGGCGACCCGAAAGCCGTCAAAATCGAAAAGCACGTCCACCAGCACGGGCACGGTCACGCGCACAGCCACGACCACGTCCATGTCGGCAAATAACCCCCAACCTCAAACAAAAAGACCGCGCCAAGAAGGCGCGGTCTTTTTGTTTCACCGTTCAAGAGGCGGAATGAAAATTGCTATTCAACATCGTCATCTGCATCGTCAAACCAGATTGCTTTATGCTCGTTTTGAGAACGGTTGGCTTCCTCAATGTTCCTAGATGCCGCAACGACAGACCGAATGTGTTTATAAAGCATCTTCAAGAGCGCGGCATTAGAGTTGTCGGGCAAATTGTTTGGCGTTGTGAGTTCCGACAACGGATGGTCGCCTTCTCGAAACTCAAACAGAACCGAATGAGGTAGCGTGTATTGCCCTGATTCCTGCCGCTTTGCCTTGTTGAGATATAAGGCAAGTCGCACAGTCGTAATGTCCTGAACTGTGCTTTGCGCAATGTCAGTTATGCGCCAGTAATTGCCTGTCACGCCATTGGGTTGTACATATTGTTTTACGAGAGCCATTATGTTTCTCCTTATAGCCAGATCACTGGCAAAGATGATACTGTTTCTATCAGCAGGGTTGGGCGATACGCTTCCGTGACGTGAAGATGAGTGGCGATGCCGACGTACTCGTTTGTTCCTGCCGCGCCAGGTGCTGCGCCTGCATACCAACGGGAAGACCTGAGTCCGTAGTAGGTATAACCACCCAAAGTGGGATAGGTTTTAGTCAGCAGGGGGCTTATGTAAGGAGTGTTTATCGCTATTCCGCTAGTGTTCCTGATAATGAATGGAGCGGCAGAACCCCTGTTTCCGTCATACGCACTGTCTTGGTTGCCTGTTGTAAGCGGATCGTAGGCGCGCCAATCCCATTCGACGATCTCAACATCAAACTCCTGATAAGTACTTAAGTCGGCATCTAAAGTTAAACTTATGCTGACTTTAGAGATTGGTGTTCCCAATGGGATTATTGAAGTATTAAAGCGCAAAAAACCCGCGTAGCAATAATAGACACCGTTTGTATGTCGCCGTTGTCCGATTGAGAGTCCTGGCGTTGATATTGCCGATGCGGTAGCCCTAGCAGTGGAGTAGGTAGCGTTGTTCCCGTAAATAGTAGATGACGTGTCTGCTACTATGCTGTAGATCATGGGTTGATCCTCTGAAAAGTCAGTATGACATCCAAGCCCTTTGTCCCTGTGCCAGCCGCATCCACGTCGATGGCAATGCGATCTCCCGTAGCAACGTCGTTATAGGTTGCATCAATCACAGGCTGGGTCACTGCTGCGTAACTGTTGTACTGGGCAACGTCAATCGTAATGCGAGTCGATAGCACATCCACGCCGTCGGTCAAATTCCTGACCTGCACCGTTGGTGTCCCGCTTGAAGAAACTGTGTAAACCACCGCATGAGCCGCTACCAGTTTCCATCCGTTGATCTCTTGCGGAATTGAGATTATTCGCTTTCCGTCTCCCGTGGTCAGGTCTTCCGAATTGCCTATTACGGGGATGATGGCAACCCGCTTCCCGTAGTCGGAGCCTGCCAACCCGTCAGGAGTCACAGCACGAGTATTGTCGCTACCTTCCGAAGTTTCTGTGGCTGTCGCTAACTCTACTGTGCCGGGAGAGGTTTCCGATGCTGCTCCGCCCGCCTGCGCTACCCCTTGTTCGAGATGGTTCATTCTCTCGGCGGTCACGTCGGATCCAGCTTGGATCGCCTCTGTTTTCATCTCAATCTTCACGTCATCCAAAAGTACCGCACCTGCACCGTCTTTGATAACGTATTTTTCTTCACCTACTAGAATCTCGTCCTGCCAGTTCTGAGGTATATAGCTCATGCGATCCTCCTCCAAGCGTAAACGACTGTGAAGGGTTGCAAGTTGTTGTGGGGGGTGCCGAGTCCAGACGACCCGGTGGTTCCTGTGCCGTTGGATGGGTAACGCGACGGTTGCGTGCCGCTTTCCACCTGCTGGATTCCGGTATCTTTACTCTCGGAGTGGGTGTGCGGACCATTCTCGTCGACGGTAAGAGGATGAGCCTTCTCGCCGCCTTCTTTTCCGACGGTGTCGAAGTCCTCGTCGTTTGGATCGATACCAACAAAGACCCTTCCCGCTCCATATGCCTCCCATGTCCCCACACCGTATTTTATGGCGGGCGAAATTGGAGAGGTAGACGTGTACAGATCGCCGACTTTCCAGATTGCGTCCACGACCTGCGCAGGCGTCAGAGTATTAGCAACTGCTTGCTCTGCCAAGGCAACCGCCTGTTGGATAGCAGACTCCAACTTGTTGAAGTTCGCCGCGTTCATCGAAGTGCCTGGAGTCACTTCGGTAAGCAATTCTATGACTGCGTCATTTAGGATTGTTCCATCGGCAGCGACAATCCTATATTTCGCTGGAACAGACGCCAGGATTTCATCTTCCCATTCAGTTGGGATATACGGCATATTATGAGTACCTCCGATACGAGTTTTGACGGGTCAATCCCGTTCCCGTTTGCGCGTTTCCCATCCGCACTTTACGGGTTGGCGATTCTGCGGACGGCACGAACTGATTAGATACTCGCCAGCGGCATTGATAGAACCGCTCCTGTCCGCAGTTGGCGACGCCCGTATAGATTTTGTATTCCAGCGATGCGACAACAGATGTGAGTACCAATTGCGTTACACGCTCCCAGGTATTCGCATCTACATAATTGGGGGATGCGCTCGATACGCCTGCCGTCCAATCCGTTTTGATGTCGTCCAGCCCCTCGATGGTGGGCAATCCGCTTGCCTCTCGCGCACGCTGGATATTTGCCAGTAGGGTGTTGAGGTCTTCCACAGTCGGAAAAGATGTCGCTGTTGGCTCTGCCAGTTGGTCAAATTGAATTTCGGTATTCAACAAAAACGCTGTGACCAGGCTCATCAATTGCGCATTTTCGTAGATGCGAATCCAGTCCGACACATTAATAAATCCCTTCGCCGTGCGGTTGGTCACATCTGCGAACGTTCTATCGGTAACCGGGGACACCAGTTTCATACTTTCACCCCTACAATATCGAGATTGCACGCAAAGCCGCCTGTTAGGTTTACAGTCATCTTCTCAACACAGCCTTTGACCTTCTGATTCGAAGCGGTCGCGTCTGAAAGCACGGTCTGACCAGCCTCGAAGAACGCTCCATAGAGTTTGAGCTTTTGCCAGTATCGCATTTGTGTGTAGTTATGGACTCGCTGGCACAGAGCCATGCCATTCGATGGACTTACCAGGGTGGCATCGTCTATCTTAAGTACATTCGGGGTGACATATCTATTCAGACCCGGAGTGGATACACTAAACAACCGCGTGGTGTCTATATAATTTTTACCCGTGAGAATTACCGTCGCGCTAGAACTCGCCACACTTACGACTGCATAATTAACTCCGCTTGTGACTAGCGTCGCACCAGTAACTGAAAGCGTGTGTGCTGGCTGGTTGAATTGAATCTCGTGCAGTCCGTATTCCAGCGTTGAATCAAACAGATTGAGCGTGTCATTTCCTTCGAGATATTGGTGTGCTGTCAGTTCCACGCCAGTCACCAACGGCTTCAACTCAACTGTTGCATTCATCATCTGCATTGCGCGTGTCAGTTCTGCCGGGTTCGTCTGCTCTAACGCCAACGTAGATTTATAGATTTTCAGCGCGTAAGAACGACTACAATCCACCGTTGCGCCGATCACGAAGGCGATCTGCTGTAACCCCTCGCGGCAGGAGGAGTAGGGTATCCAGCCTCTGAGTGGCAGGTCATATAGGTCTTCATCTAAATCGTAAGGGATGGACGCAGCTTCGAGCATGGCGTCAATTACATCGCCCGCCAGTTCTCCGTTGAACATTCCACCACGATAGGGCGCACGCTCCAAAATTCCGACCAAATCGACACAGTAGAATTCAGTGTGCTTCGTGCCTCTATTTTTCCACTCGTCGAGATAATACTGTCCCATGAATACCTGCGTACCGTCGATGATTCCGTACATCGAAAGCGGCTGGCGTTTCGAGAGCCGCGAGTAATAGCCTTCATCATTGAAGATGGAAAACATGTCGTCATTTGAGTGAAGTTGCAATTCGGCGGTGTTGATGGGGACTCTCAGGCTAATGGGGTCGATTTCTTCGACTATGCTCAGCGCTTTGATATCGTCGCTCGTAAACTCGATCAACTGTCCATAATCCAATCCTGTCAGCCGCAAATACCGGAACGGCTTGTTCGTGGCTTTGAATTTGATTTCCAGCCGCGTGAAGTCGGTCACGTCAAAGTCAATTTCGTAGTCGGCAGAGTTGGGCGCGTACACACCGTAGAAGATAGCGTCGTCCGCCTCGTTGAAATAGGTAACTTCGATGGAACTGGCATAATCGTTCGTGAGCGGAGAGAAGTGCAAAATCAACCCGTCAGTGGTGTGGGCTTCGCTGAATGTCACAGTCAAAACAGGATGAACGGCAAACATCCCATCCGCGCCGCTTTGGTGCAGGCTCATGATTCCAACGTGGACCATCGAGGCAGTCGGCGGCATGAATTTATATCTGCCGTCCAGCAGCCAGAAGTCAGGCTCGAATGTGGCATAGGGCAACGAGGCGATATTCCCTGTCACCAGGTCATTGACCTTGGCAAACGGTTGCAGGTCGCCTTCGTAAGCGGGCGTCCCGTCCTGCCGAATTTCGAGGTCATACAGACCAAAAGTAACCTTTGAAGATGTTTTCATGTTCTTGCCGGTGAAGTTGCAATCACGGAAAATGCCAGGTTCCGAAAATAGTTTGTGGTGCCAGTTTTGGCGACTTCGTCTCGAATATTTGCGAAATATGCTTCGAAAGTTCTGGATCCGCCCACATCTGGCATTACGATGGTATGGTTCTCTACAGGTTCTGTGATTTTCAGCCATAGCGCCGCATAGTCACTGACGTTTCTGGCAGACATACCTGCCTCTAAATCGTAGTTGAAGTAAACGCCAATTAGTTCGGAGCGCAGCACGCCGTTTTCCGTGCGCTCCGCACGTTTGTAAAGCATTTCAACTTTGCGGTTGATCACTTTGAGTGGAATATTGAAGGTAATGCTATCTATCGTTATCATGAGACCCCTTTCGCCAGCGACCCGCCATAACGAATGGTTTCCTTTTCGATGTGCGGGCGAAGTTCGCGCACCAACGCGCCAAGCGTACCCTCAAAAGATATGCTTATATTTGTCCCTGAACTTCCAACTTCCTCACGCACGATCTGGCGGATTAGATCCGCAGGGGCTTCGATGTTCACCCCTCGTTTTTGATCTCCAAGAATCGCGGCAAATTCAGCATTGGGCGGGATGACGGCTCCTGTCGCCAGACGTGGGATTTTCGGAGCAGTCAAAACGGGAATCGTTTCGAATCCAGGTACAACGCCGCCAAGTGTGTTCGCGCCTGTAACAAACAGATTCAACCCTGCGGTTAACAGGCTGAGCATTATGTTGATTTGGTCGATAATGGTGTTTACGACTGCTTTGATAATTGTGGTTAGTATTTTCCCGAAAACTCCAAATTTCGCCTCGATTGAATCCATGGCGGCAAAGAACGAATCACGCATTGACGTTGCCGCCTGTGTGACATAGTACGAAATGAGGAAACCGATTTGTTCTACTGTTGTGGATAATTCTTCCCATCGGGTGATAAGCAAATAGATGACCACCGCCAAGCCCACAATTAGGGCGATGATAGCCAATATAGGCAAAGAAATCGCTCCAGTTACAAGAGCGGCAACAGCCATGACGCTGTTATAGGTTGCGATGGCAGCATTTATCACGCCGACAACAGCGTTGAGCAACCAAAGCACTCCGACAATCGCGGCTATTACCCCTACGATGGCAAAAACACTCGTCCCGTTTTGCGTGATCCAGTCGCCAAGGACTTTCAGCCCGTAGGCAAGCCACAGGATAAAGTCTACGATTGCACCACCTGTCCATTCTGCCAGCGGGCGAAGGACATTCTCCCAAAACCACATCCATATAGGCTGTAAGGCAATCAGGATGCCATTGAGTAATTCTGCGGCTCCACCAAGCAGATCCAGAAACGCAGGGAGCAAATCAGTGATTGCCCACGCGCCGAGCGGAACCAAAATGTTATCCCACGCCCATTTCAGCCCGGACCAGATTGTCATACCGAGAGGTAACAGGGACTCTTTTAGCCGTCCCAAAGCATCGTTCACAGGCTGGATAAAGGTAATGAACTTGGCTTTGAACGCGGCGACCCGTTCCTGCAGGGCAGATAATCCAGCATCCATGCCGACGGGGATATCCAAACCTCCGCCAATGCCTGCGGGCGTTGTGGGGATATTGGTTGCTCCGCCTCCCGCTCCAGATGACTCGGTATCCTGCTGTAAGACATTCAACTGGTCGAAAGCCGCCAAAGCGCCCTTTGCCGCTTTGCCCGCCTTTGCGGTGTTCTTGGCAAGGTTGCCCTGAGCATCGGCAGCGTTCTGTGTACTGTCGGCGACCTCGGTCATTCCTCCTGAGGCTGTTTGCATTTCGGACGCGACAGACGCCATCGAGACATTCGACCCGAATAGCGCGTTCATGATCAACGCGACCTGATTGAAAAAGATGGTCAGCGCATCAATGGCAGCTTTGATGTAAGGCACAACCTGATTGATGACAGGAATAATCGAATTGCCGATGGCGACTTTGAGGTTCGTAAACGAAACGCCCAACGCAGACATGCGCCCGCCGTAGGTCTGCGCCAGTTTCGCGGCATCGCCCATCTGGAAGCGGGTCTCTTGCAAAATCCCCTGTACCTCGGCTTCGATCTTCTGTTCTTTGGTCAGAGCGTTGACGGTTGTCCCGATGGAAAGGGCGTAATCCTTCCACATCATCGAGACGTTTTTGGTCACGCCCGCGTTATCGACAAGGATGGAGTTTTCGTTTTTGAGACCTTCGGTAGCGCTCTGTACAGCCTGACCCATCGTGAGCGACGCCTGCCGTCCAAACGCGGCAGAGTTTTTCAGCGCACCCATGACCGTTTCGATCTGGTCAGTGGAATATCCGCGCATGAGCAGGTTCTTGTAGGCGGTCACGGCATTTGCCGCAGGAACAAGACCATCGGAAATATATTCGTTGATGTAATCTTTTGCGCCTGAGAAGGATTTACCCTGTCCTTCTACGATGGACTGCAAGCCGATGAACGCAGACTGAATCTCGCTTGCCGCAGCAACAGACGCATTGCCAAAAGCGATCACCGCGCCAATGCTGAACGCGATTCCGATGGCAATAGCCAGAGACTTCAACGAGGTCATCATTCCTTTGACGCCCTTGTTAAAGCCGCTACTGTTGATGCTTGTATCGATTCTGATACTTCCGTCGTATCCTGCGGACATTATGTTTCCTGTTATTGGCGCAAATTCAACGCCTTCATAAATTCTTCTTCGGCTTCGAGGTCTTCCAGAGTACGAGTCTCTGCGTCTTCGATGTCAAAGACATCTCCCAGTTCTTTCGCCGCGGCGCGTTCTTCCTTTGTCGCCTTGCCTGTTTTTACACGCTTGCGGAGAGCGGTAAGCTGACTAAAGGTTGTTTCGCCTCCTACATCCATAAAAAGCGCAATGAACTTCCACCAATGGAGGTTCTCGATTTGCAGGTCGATTCCGTGTGTTTGGCGAAACGCCGCGAAAATGAAGTTCGCATCCTTCGTAAACGCATAGACTCGTGGATGTCGCTCTTCGGTCTCTTGCTGGCGTTCCCCGCCGTCAAGAAACCATTGGGCTTTCTCCAGCGCGGAGTCGATGTCGTCGGGGATTTCTGGAAAAAGGTTGGCAAGAATTACCAGCGCTTTTTCGTACCCCGTCAAACTCGCATCCTCGCACGCCATAATGGTTCTTAGGCATGGTCGGAAATCGGTGTTGAGTTGGTACACCCTGCCGCCGATTTCGACTGTCTCAGGCAGACTATCAACGAGAATGTTCACTGTTTTTCAAGCGCGATGGCGATCCGATTCAGCACGGCGATAATTTGGGATGCTTCACTTTCGTAAGCCGCATAGGTCAGGTAGACTATCGAGCCGTCTCGCTCTTGTACCCGCGCCCATTCTGGTTTTACGCCAACAGGTGAAAGCCGCGCATACAAAACCCCGTCCATCATAGAGGTGATTTCGTAACAAAAATGAACAGACCCAACAGGCAAGTCTCTGGACTTTCCCGCAGTAGGGGTCGGCGCAGAACGGCTGATCATGCCCCGCGTTGAAACAACTGTCACAAGGTATTTCGGCGACTCTGTCATCGTTTTCTCCTGTTACGCTTTACGCTGGCATTCGTGGTGTACTTCGCAACTTTCTCAGCGCGCGCCTGCTGGAAGAACGGAAGAATCCCGTCAAAGAACTGTTGATAAACTTCGAGATTGCGGACTTCGCCGAAAAGTTTTTGAGCAGTGCCTTCGCCGAAAATCTTGTCTGTCTTTTCGCGGAGGTAGTTACACAACTCGATTTGTAGGGCAATATGCGCTTCTACGTTTACCGGCACCCCGTCTTTGTCATTGCCATTTTTGCTTAGTTCGATGCCGCGCTCTTTATATTCTTTGAGGTTCTTTTGCAGTTCGCCAAGCAAGGCATAAAAGCGCTCAGCAAACAGGGTATCAGTCGGATTGAATGAAAGCGTGCCAACACTGATCCCGTCGCGGACAATCGCCAGGTCTACTATTCCAGTGTTGATTTGAAGGGTTTTTTCCATGTGATCCTCATGCAGATGAAGGATGATTACTCATCCTTCATCGCTATTGGTTAGGAAGCGGTGAACGCGCCAGTGGTCGGGTTGAAAGTGCCGAGAATGGGATCACCGACGTAGTTGATGGTGTACTTAATCTTCATCGGCACGCCGCCTTCGCGCGTCATGCTGTCGATTTGAATGGCGACAGGCTGCTTCTCGGCAGGATACGCTCCCTCTGCGGGTGTTTCATAGAGCCAGACATCGACAATATCCGTTTCCGCGTCGCCTTGCACTGCGCGGCTTTGCCGTAAACCATCAATGAAGGCAAATGCGGCATCTCCAAGTTTTGCAGTCTGTTCAACGGAAATCTTGGGAGCGTAACTGTCAACACTGATGCTGCCATTGTCCTGATGGACGTAGGTTTCCTCGGTGGTCTTCGGGCTGTAGTCTGTTTCCAGCGAGGGCACGCCGTCCCCAATTAGGTTGTAGGTCGCTGTGGTGGAAGGCGTGGTATTGAGGAAGGTTTTCACCTGTGAACTTTTGATTTTCGTAGTCATGCTTTACTCCTGTTATTGCTCATATTTCAAAACGCACGTGATTTGATAGATTCCCGTGTCGCTTGCGCCTTGTTCGTAGACAAAGCCCCACGAAACGGCTTCAATGGATTCTGCGGTCTTGCCTGCGCTCAGGGCTGGCAGGTTGCCCGCTTCGGTTTGATCCTCCAGCCAATCTGCAAGCACCTCGTAAAAGCCGCTGTTTTCGAGGCGCTCCAATTCGTCGGCTGTGGACTCCACGGATTGAATCAAGAAGGGATATTCACGATCCGAGCCGCCATCCAGATACTGCTTTTTCTTACGATCACCAGGCAGCGGAATCACGGCGTATTCGGTTGGGTTTTCTCCAAGCGCATCCACATGGATCAGGCTGTCAGCCATAGGCGGATAATTCAGCAGGAAATTACGCACAGCGGTAATCATGCTCATCTTGCGCCGCTCCCTGCAATCCGCCGCGCACCAGCAACAATTCTGTTACGGTGGACAGGTTTCATACGCTCGAACCATAGCGGACCCCGCAGCGGTCCCGTTTGACTGCCAGGCTTGCGCTTGCTGAAATACTGCGCCTTCGCGTAAGGGGCAATCCATTCGACCAAACCAGAGCCAATGTCCGTTCCCAAAATGCCCGACTTGATGAGCATCGAGGTCAAGAGCGGTATATACGGTTCTGATAATCTCAGCACTTCGCTATCAACGAAACGCTGAGCAGCAGAGAAGTTTCCCTGCCACCGCTGAAAGGTGGTATTCCATTCCAGCTTTGCCTTGCCGCTTTTGGTTTGGAAGATGGCACCGCGAGGGATAATAATTTTCGGAGGGGTCATTTGCAGAGAATCTCCCAATGATGAGTATTCGGCGAACCCTGATCCATGCGGCTGACCGAGACGATTTCAAGAACATCGTCATATTTGGCACGCAACGCCGACATGGTAAACAAGCTGGAAATTTCATCTGTCACGCTTCCGCGCACGACCACGTCGCCCTCTTGCAGCGTCCAGTTTGCAGTCTTGGCTACAAGCGCAGCCCAGGCTTTGGCAGTTTTGTACGCCGCACCCACGGAGAACGGTATGGCAATGACCGCCTTGTTATCCTGCACGTCGGCAGACTTTCGTTTGACCGTCGCGCTGGATGAGTCCCACAGCACAGCCGAGATCACCGTGCGCTGGTATTTTTCGGCGCGGCTCTCGACATACTTGTTGTAGACGGTCATTGGGGTATTGGTAATCATGGCTTTGATTGGAAGGACATGCTTAATTTGCCAGATTGCAGGCTTCCCAAGCCTACGCCGTATTTTTTCTGGACTTCGGCTTGCTTTCGCGCAATCATCTTTTCCAGCGCATCATTGAAATTGCTAAAATGCTCGGTCCCACTGGCAGCTTGAAGCGTGACCTTATCCGAGTTTCCCAGGATATTTTCCAGCAACCTAACCTCAGCCAGATCACAGAGTTTCGCGGCGTCCGTCACGGTTACAAGGTCGCTATCAGTGATGATGGCGATATTCGCGGGGTTGATACCCATGATCTGCAACGCAGTGCAGATCGGGTCATTCAGGTCAGTATTGCTTCCGTTTGTCGTAATCGCAAACTCGACAAACTCCATGCGCTTCTTGCAGCGCGAGACCAATACGGATTCGATTTGTGCGCGGGTAAGTGCCATTTTCTTATCCAGATAATTTAATAAGCGGGACGGGGATCATCCCGTCCCGCTCGTGGTTACTTCTTCTTGGATTTCGGTTCGACCACGACGGCAGGGACTTTATCCGCCTTGGGTTCGACCACAGCGGCAGGTGCTTCGTCTGTGGCTTCAACCGCTACGGAGTCACCAGGGACTTCCTCCACAATGCCGAGTTTCGCCATGACCAAATCCATCTTGCGATTGAGGTCAGCCACATGCCGTACCAGTGTTTCTTGCGCCTTCAAGCGGCGCATTGCCATTGCTAATTCGGTAGCCATGCGTCACCTGTTAGCGAACGAGGCTGGTCGGCACGGTGTAGGTTCCACCAGTACCGCATTCCAGCACAAAGCCGTTGAGACGGTTGACCACGCCGAGACCGAAGCGCCACACCCAATCGGATTTCTCCAGCGGGAACTTGTCGCTGACCTTGACGAGAGTCAGGTCGCTCGGCAGGTTCGCTTCGGGGATGTCAATGCGCTTCTGCAGCGGCTTTTCGTAGGACGGCGCAAGGCTGACCGAGTAATTGCTCGGCACGTCCGCCCACTCGACGACCCAAACTTCATGCGCGCGCCCGATCACACGTCCGGGCAAACCACCGGGCAAGCCGTTCAGCCTGTCAGCCAGTCCGCCTTTCGCAATGCGCGGGTCGCCAACTTCGAGGAACGCTGTCAGTTCTTTCACATAAGGCGACATATTTGCAGCGATGAAAACCAAGCCGTCCATTTCATCGGGGAAGCGGGCGTGCAGTTTGTCCGCGTGCCACTTGATCGGATCGTGGTCGTCATCAATCGCGCTGACTGCATAATTTGTCTCGCCATAGTGGTTGGCAGTCGCCAGATCATCCACGCCAGGCAGAGGCGGGTAGTAGACCGAGTCGCCATTCGCCAAGCCGCGAATGGTCAACGTATCCCATTTCAAATCATCGTAGGATAGGTCTGCATTGTTGAATAACGCTGTGAGGATTTCCTTACGCATCAAACGCCGTGCGCCGAGTTTGATTTCAGCCACCTGGCGGTCAACATCGGCGATGGTCATATACGCCATGTTGATCCAATCTCCGCCGAGCGCGTCGCCAAATTGGAAGATGGGCAGCGCCACGCCATACGAAGCCTTGAACTTCTGTTCACCAGCGCGAGCCATACCACCCTGACGCTGCAACTGGCGGTTACCGGGCAGGTGGTATGTCCACTGGACGTTGGTCGTGGTTTTCTCGACAAAAAGACCGGTGATCAGGTTGAGGTTGGCGTTGAGCAATGCTGTGTACTCCCCAATGGCATCGTACACATTCACTTGACCAACCTGGTTTACATAAGTGTTTTCGGAATCCGCAATATCGAGGATACCGGCGATGGTAGTAGGTGCAGGCATGGGTTAGCCTCCTTCGGGAGCGGCAAACTGGTTGATCCAGTCGAATTCGACATACAGAATTTTGGTCTGGCTGTCGTTGGTCAGGCACGAAACGCGCCCACACGGAACAGGGATGGTCCCGGCAGCGTCCGCCAGTTTTCCCGCTGTCTCGCTGAGGAACAACTGCGCGTCATAATCGAGCGCTGAAAGGTCATACCCCGCAAGGTATCCCTTTTTCATCACGCTTACGGTCGAGCCGGTGCGCATGGTGACGATCCCACGCCCCTGCGCTTTCGCGGGGGCTACGCCGTCGGCATTGGTTTTCAAAGCCTTGCCTGCGGCGGTGATGTAAACCGAGTCGCCCACAGAGAGGGTTTCGGCTTCTTTGAAGTCGCGGATCTCCGCTTCCTCAGCAAAGACCACGTTTACTTTGCGACTGGTATCGAGTGCAATGTCAGTCATGAGAATCTCCTACAGTGTTTGGAAGAATGGCTTTTCGTCATCCTCCGTATTGGATTTTGGTTTATTCGGCTTGCGGAATTTGTTGTCCGTTGGAGAGCCTTTTGTGGTTGTCGTCGGCTCCGCTTCCAGCAGGAAGGTCTTTGCCGTCGCCAACTCTGTCAGGGCTTCTTCGATGCCGTTGTACGCGCCGTCTTTCAGGACAATGGCTTTGCGGTCGAGAGTGGTCAGAACCACATCGAGAGCGTCTTCACGGAATTTCGGGCGGATAACCTTCCCGTCCTTGTCCTTGACTTCGCGCCCGGCGGCGATCTTGATCTCGCTGTCCTGAATCCGCTTTTCGAGTTCCGCGAGGGCGGTATCGTGAGCAGTCTTCTGGTCGGCGAGAACCTTCTCTGCCGTAGTTGCCTTGTCCAGCGCCTTTTGCAGTTCGGATTTCTGCGCGTCGTCGGCTTCTTTTGCCTTCGTGATGACGGCTTTCAGGGATTCGGCGCTTTCTACGCCCAATTCCTTGAGCAAATCCGTAATTGCGCTGTTCCGTGCCTGCGTTGCTCGTGCGCCAAAAACCTTGTCCTTTGCTTCTTGGGGATAGCGTTCAAGCACCTTGAATAAATCTTCAAGTTGTTGACCTTGACCGTTCCCTCCGTCGCCATTGGAACCGTTGTTTGATCCTCCACCACCACCGCTGGAGTTAGCGTCATAAAACACACGAGGTCGAAGAAGTAAGTTGTTCATTTTGAGTCTCCTGCCATTGCCGCTGGCATTGCGTCGTAGATGTCCCGCCGAATTAACAAAAAAAAACCGAGACGCTCAATTAAGAGCGCCTCGGTTTCTGTGAACTCAGTCAGGCGTGAGTGGGATAGGTTTTCACCTGCCCATGTCGATTAGCGGCATTATAGCACAATTATTCTATTTTTGATTTCGACCTGTTTGGGCGTATAATTGCGCGAAATAAAAAAGCCTCATGAGACGGCAATCTCACAAGGCTTGGAAATGCACTACGCGATTCCGCCGCGCAGTCGTTAGGGTGATGATAGCATATTCCTACCGCCTCCGCAAATTGTGCAGGCGGTTTTTTTATGCGTTTATAGAAAAAATAAAGGTTGATAATGACCACAGATCTCACTTTCATTACGAACGAGAACGGACAAAGCCTAAAGGACAGATTCAATGTCCTTATCAGGGATGCCCGTTTTTTCGATGTATTGTCGGGTTATTTTTACACAAGCGGGTTTTATGCCATTTATCAATCGCTTGAAGGCACGGAGAAGATCAGAATTCTGGTGGGAATTAGCACGGATAAAAGTACCTTTGATTTGTTTCAAACAGCAAAAGTGGAAAAGCAGCTTGAACTGGCTGACCCATCCCGCAAGGAAGCCAAAGATTTATTTGTTAATCAACTGACCAAGGAATTGGAAGATTCACTGGACAGCAAAAACATTGAATTGGGTGTTGCAAAGTTCATTGAATGGATCAAAAGCGGGAAACTGGAAATAAAGGTATATCCTTCGCAAAATATTCACGCGAAGGTTTATATTGTGACCTTCAAGGAAGGTGACAGAGATACAGGGCGGGTGATTACTGGTTCAAGCAACCTGACACAATCTGGATTGGTGGAAAACCTTGAATTCAATGTGGAACTCAAGAATGCCGCAGACCATAAATTCGCGCGTGATAAGTTCGAGCAACTATGGCTGGACGCGGTTGACATCAGCGATAAATATATTGAAACCATCGAAACCAAAACATGGCTTAGTCAGGATATCAGCCCGTACGAACTTTACTTGAAACTCTTGTACGAATATTTCAAGGACGAACTAAACCAGACCGATGAGGTATTTGTCAATTACACGCCTGAAAACTTCATGAGACTTGAATATCAGGAACAGGCAGTTCTGAACGCCAAGAAGATCGTTGAAGAATACGGCGGTGTCTTTATTTCTGATGTGGTAGGTTTGGGTAAGACGTACATTGCCACGTTGCTGGCTGGACAGTTGGATGGCAGGACATTAGTTATTGCGCCGCCTGTGCTTTTGGACAGAGATAACCCTGGTTCGTGGCCGAACGCTTTCTCTGATTTCAGAGTTGCAGCGGATTTCGAATCCATCGGTAAGCTGGAAGATTTGCTTGAACGCGACACCGATAAATACAAGAACGTCATCATTGATGAAGCGCACCGCTTCCGCAATGAAGGCAACCGCACGTATGAAATGCTGGCGGAAATTTGCCGTAACAAGCGCGTTATTCTCGTAACTGCAACACCATACAACAACTCACCGTGGGACATTTTGAGCGAGATTAAGCTTTTCCAGAACTCGAAGAAAAGCACGATTCCCAATATGCCTGATATTGAAGACTTCTTCAAGGGGCTGGCAAAGAACCTGACCGATCTGGATCGACAGGCGGATTATGAAGACTATCTCGCTACGGTACGCTCAAACTCAAAGGAAATTCGCGAAAAGGTCTTGAAATACCTGATGGTGCGCCGTACCCGCGCGGAGATTATTGACTTCTTCGGCAAGGACATGAAGAAACAGGGACTGCGCTTTCCAGATGTTGCCGCGCCAGAGCCTCTTTACTATGAATTGAACGATGAAGAGGACAAGGTCTTCAACGCGACAATGGAATTGCTCTCACAGGAATTCAAGTATGCGCGTTACACGCCCCTGCTGTATTTGAAAAAGCCGCTCGACCAACTGGAAGAACAATCCCAAAGGAACATGGGAAAGTTCATGAAGATATTGCTCATCAAACGGCTGGAAAGCAGTTTCTTTGCCTTCCGTAATTCCATTAGCAGGTTCATTCACTCTTATGAACTATTCATCAGGGAGTTTGAAAAGGGCAATGTTTACACCAGCAAGAAGCATACTTATAAAATATTCGAATATCTCGACAATGATAATGATGATGCAGTGGAACACCTGATCGAAGAAGGCAAGGCGGAGAAGTACAAGAGCAGTGAATTCCGCCCTGAACTACTGACCTACCTCAAGAGCGACCTTGCCATTCTCAGGAAAGTGAAAAAGCTTTGGGATACCGTGGAACGCGACCCCAAACTATTGGCGCTGTTGAAGCAGCTTTCAAAGAATAAGCTATTGAAGGAAAACAAGATCATCCTGTTCACCGAATCAAAAGAGACGGCGGAATACCTGACACTGAATATCAACAAGGCGCATAAAGATCAGGCAGTTTGTTTTTCGGGCGGGTCAGGCGAAGGGGTGCGCGAGACCATCATCAAGAATTTCGATGCAAAGGCGAAGAACCCGAGGAATGATTACCGCATTCTAGTTGCCACGGAAGTTCTCTCGGAAGGCGTGAACCTGCACCGTTCCAACGTGGTGATTAATTACGACATCCCGTGGAACCCGACGCGCATGATGCAGCGTGTGGGACGTATCAACCGTGTGGATACGAAGTTTGACACGATCTATACCTTCAACTTCTTTCCCACTACACAAGCCAATAACGAGATCGGGCTCAAGGAAGCGGCAGAGGCAAAGATCAACGCTTTCCTTTCGCTGTTGGGCGGAGACGCTGCGCTGTTAACCGAGGGAGAGCCTGTTGGGTCGCATGAATTATTTGACCGTTTGATTTCCAAAAAAACGATCACTGGCGAAGATGGTTCGGAAACCAGCGAATTGAAGTACCTGAAAATCATTAAAGATATTCGCGACAACGATGAGGATTTGTTCGAGAAGATTAAGTACCTGCCAAGAAAAGCGCGTTCAGGCAAGAGCAACCCATCCTTGCAAAATTCACTAATTACATATTTCCGCAAGGGGAAGGTGCAGAAGTTCTTTATCGCTGGCGATAATCTTGATGCATGGGAGCTTGATTTGATCGCAGCTGCGGAGACGCTGGCGTGTACGCCTGACGAGAAGAGAGAAAAGGTCTCGGAAGCGTATTACGACCTGCTGGATAAGAACAAGGATGCCTTCATTGCAGCGACCACCGAGGAAGCGATGACACTGCAAACCCGCAAAGGCAGAGGCAGTGACGAGAAAGTCTTGCGAATCCTTATGGCGGTATTCAAAAACACCAAGCAATTAACTGAGGAACAGGAAGCCGTTGTGCAAGCCATTATCGAGAAATTGAAAGTGGGCGGTTTACCCAAACAAACCATTAAAGCCACGCTTAAGGCTTTGAATGCCAATAACTCAGATTGGACATCTCCGCTGAAAGTGTTGGGACTGCTGCGAATGACGATCCCCGCAGGGCTGTTGGGAAGTCATTATGTGGACGAGAACCCGAGGTCAGCGGGGAAGCGTGAAGTTATTTTGAGTATGTATTTGAAGTAACAAGGGAAAATTTTATGAATAAAAATCAATGGGCAATCGATCTTATTAAGGATACGTTCCAGTCGAAGTTTGATAAGGCTGGGTATATCAAGTTCATCAAGTCTTTGTTGAATGAGGCGGATTTTAGCGCGACCGCGACCTTTTCATACAAGGGTAACTTGATTTTCGATGACTTCGATAAGCATGTGAGCCTGTTCGAGCGGGTGGCGAAGTATTCGGACGGCGAAGATGAGATCGATGTGTTGATCGTCCATTTGAGGCGGGATGGGTCGGTTGACCGCGCCCGCACCATGCAGAGAAATTTCATTGCGAAGTATTTGAGCAGAAAAGACAGGAAAGCCGCTCTGGTGGCTTTTGTAGCGCCCAACGGGGAGGATTGGCGTTTTTCGCTGGTCAAGCTGGAGGTTAAGCTGGAGGCGAATGACGAGGGGCAGATCAAGGTCAAAGATGAGTTTACACCTGCGAGGCGCTGGTCATTCCTGGTGGGGAGTCATGAAAAGAGTCACACGGCGCAGAAGCAGTTCGTGCCGATGATGGCAGATACCGATAAGAACCCGACGCTGGCGCAATTGGAGGAAGCCTTCAACATCGAGAAGGTGACGAAGGAGTTCTTCGAGAAGTATCGCGGGTTGTTCATTTGGACAAAGGATGAACTGGATAAGACGATTGATAAAAACGCGAAGACAAAAGCCGATTTCAGGAGTAAGGACATCGACACGGTGAACCTTGCCAAGAAACTGCTGGGGCAGATCGTCTTTTTGTATTACCTGCAAAAGAAGGGCTGGTTCGGCGTACCCACCGAGGCGGCATGGGGCGACGGCTCGAAGAACTTTTTGCGCGAACTGTTCGAGAAGAAGCACGGCGATTACAAGAACTTCTTCAACGACATCCTTGAACCTCTGTTTTATGACGCCCTGCGCATGGATCGCAGTCACGATGACCATTATTACAGGCTCTTCGATTGCAAGATCCCCTTCCTGAACGGCGGACTGTTCGACCCCATGAATAATTACGATTGGGTCAAGACGGAAATTCTGCTTTCCAACGAGTTGTTCTCGAATAAAAATAAGACCGATGAAGGCGATACGGGCGACGGCATTCTGGACATCTTTGACCGCTATAACTTTACGGTGAAGGAAGATGAGCCTTTCGAAAAAGAAGTGGCAATCGACCCCGAACTGCTCGGCAAGGCATACGAAAAGTTCAACGCCATCCGCCCCGACAATTATGGGGAATTCCTAAAGGCATTGGAGAGCGGCAAAAAGGGCGAAGAGAGCAAGTTCAACAAGCAGTATGGCGTGTATTACACCCCGCGCGAGATCGTGCATTACATGTGCCAGCAGAGCTTGATCAATTACCTGCACACGGAGCTAAACCCCACTGCTGGTTTCGATACGGACGAGAAGAGCACTCGTCCTACTCAACCAGCGGAGTTGCCTACAAAGGAAGCAATTGCTTTGCTGATTCAGCACGGTGAAGATTTACGCGAACACGAAGCCCAAGCCGCTAACAAAGAAACTGGAACCTATTCCCCCATTATTGCTGAATCCATCCGCAAGAACGCGGCATTGATCGATGAAAAACTGGCGAACATCAAAGTATGTGACCCTGCGGTGGGCAGCGGTGCGTTCCCCGTGGGCATGATGAGCGAGATCGTACGTGCGCGGAATGTGCTGAAAACATGGTCGAAAATCAAAAAGACAGTGTATGACTTCAAACGCGAGTGTATTGAAAACTCGCTCTACGGTGTAGATATTGACTCAGGCGCAGTGGAAATTGCCAAACTACGCCTGTGGCTCTCGTTGGTGGTAGATGAAGACGACCCGCAAAACATCAAGCCTTTGCCCAACTTGGACTATAAGGTTGTGTGTGGCAATTCATTAGTTGGGGTTGAAAAGAATTTGTTCAACGCACATTTATTCGCCAAACTTGAGTCCTTGAAACCTTTATACTTCAACGTGACTAACCCTACTAAAAAGCAGGAGTACAAAAAGAAGATTGATGGTTTGATTGAACAGATAACAAACGGACATGCACAATTCGACTTTGACATTTATTTCTCTGAAGTCTTTCATGACAAAAATGGGTTTGACATACTAATTGCAAACCCGCCATATGTTGGTCATAAAGGTGGGCAAAAAGAATTCTTTAGAAGAATGAAGGAAACATCTTTAGGGAAAAGATTTAACAATGAAAGAATGGATCTTTTTTACTATTTTTTCCATAAGGCTATTGATTTGAGTGGGAAAAATTCTACAATTATTTTTATTACAACGAATTACTATTCAACTGCAGATAGTGCTGTGAAATTAAGAACTGACTTCAAGAGTCGAGTCTCTATTTCTAAACTTGTAAATTTAGGAGAAATAACTGTATTCGAATCAGCAACGGGTCAACACAACTTAATAACAATGCTAACAAAACCACAAGCAAATAGTCTTTGCGAAATAGTGTCAACTAATCGCACAGGAACTGTAACCCCCGATGAATTACACTCAATATTAAATAAAACAGATAGCCAAACTAATTACTCAAGCGTAAAGCAATCTGACTTGTACGATGGTACGCAAAACTATATAAGAACAAGCAATTCAAATGGAGTAGATGCCAGCAATACCACTCAAAATATTTTGCAGAAAATGCAAGTTGATTATAGAGATCTCGGAATTTTGTGCCACATAAGCCAAGGTATAGTTACTGGCATAGATAAAATATCCAAAAAGCATTTTGAAAAGCACCCAAAATTACAGATAACCAACGGCGAGGGTGTTTATGTCATTGATAGCGCTACCGCAAAAAGGCTTGACGACAAAGTAATTATAAAACCCTGGTTCAAAAATTCTGACATAGGAAAATTTTATACGAGCACCCGAAACACCAAATGGGTTATTCAAGTTACCACAGACACAGATCTCCCGAAGCATAAAAATGTTTATAAACACCTGTCAAGATTCGAGTCGATCATAAAATCCAGAAACTACGAAAGTGGTGAGTTGAGCAAAGCAAAGAATTTAGGAAAGTGGTGGGCTCTCTCATCTGCAAGAAAAGAGTTTGATTTCACTACTCCAAAAATCGTTGCGCCACAAAGAAGTTATGCAAACACATTTGGATATAACGAAATACCTTGGTATGCAAGTGCAGACGTATATTTCATTACACAAAAAGACACGTCTGTATCCCTTAAATATATTTTGGCATTGTTGAATTCAAAGCTTTATTTTCTTTGGCTCTATAATCGGGGTAAAAGAAAAGGGGAAATGCTCGAACTATACCAAAAGCCACTTTCAGAGATTCCCGTTCGGAGAATTTCTGACGAGAAGCAAAAACCTTTCGTCAAACTGGTAGATCAAATATTGGCGGCGAAGAGAGGGAATCCGCAGGCGGATACGTCCAAGGAGGAGTCCGCTATTGATGAGTTGGTGTATGAGTTGTATGGGTTGAGTGAGGAAGAAGTCAAGATTGTGGAAGGAAAAGAATAATGACAAAAAAAACAACTTCCTTTGACATCATTAACGCAAATGGAACAAAATCTTTTAGGTTTGACTATAAAAAGATACCTATTCCTAGAGTGGGAGATCATGTAGTTATTTTGGACGATTCATCGACTGCTAGCACAGCAATGGAAGGTAAGGTTATCCAAGTGACTTGGGTAATTGGGGATGACACAAAAGAGTTGGGTGCATTTGTTGTAGTTGAAGAAGGGAAAGTCCCAGATGATTACTTATAAACTAGATATGCTCGCGAAGGTAAAGGTAGAGTATCAGCGGGCGGATATGTCCGAGACGGAGTCCGCTATTGATGAGATGGTCGGTCAATTACCAAGGTTGTAGTTTGAGTGAAACAAATTGCCCTCATATTCGTAAAGAATAGAGAGGTAAATATGCAAATTGGCGAAGGCTTGGCAAAGCAATTGTGGGACGCAATTGTGACTGGTGCAATATGGATGTTCACAATAAAGTACCCCGACGAGACGGATTTTGCTTTCTGGGTTGGTACTTGGATATTGGTGTTTGTGATGAGTATCCCTGTTTTTTCTAAAATCATCAAACACGCAAAAAACAAATTTGACTTGTAAAGCAATTCTGCTATAATTCGTCTTGCCCTTGTTGGACGCCCCCCTCGTCCTACTTGGGCATTTTTATTTAAGCCCTCACAACGCTGTAACTAAAAGGATAAAGTGGCCGCTTAGTCCACTTTATCCTTTAAAAGCATAGTTATAAAAACTGGCACGACGCCCAACATGGTATGGTTTTATTCAACAAGAAATCCGAAATACGCCAATATCTACGTTCAATACGAAAAACAACCTTTTACTAAGAAAATCCAATCTAAACTCTCGGCCACATTATGGTTTCAAAAAATAATTTGCGGTCATTTTATCCTTTAAATCTATTCCAGTTTTTTTCAATTGCACATTGTCAGCAGGCTAAAATGCGGCCACTTTATGCTTAAATTGCGGCCACTTTATCCTTTTAGTTACAAACGCTCTCCCTCACATACTGCCTACTCAAACCCGTCTGCTTGATGAAAGCCCGCATCTCAGCCTGATACAGCCTGATTTTGGCTATCTCACGGGCATTATCCAACCCCGCCGATTCAAAAGCATATGCCTGTCTTTTCCAAGCGCGAATCTTTCGTTCGATTCCGCGCTGGATTTGAGTTGCGTCGTACACGCTTATTTCCTTATCCTGATAAGTTTTTACTGCATTGGAAAACGATTCCAACTCACGCTTTTTGTAGGCGTTCTTTGAACTCCCATCGAAGAAGGGATAAAACGAATGTCGGCAATTCCACCCCATCAGCCCCGGTCCCGTCCCGTAGCCTGTCTCAGCAACAAAATCGGGATACCGTCCATCCCTGCCTGAGCGCGAAAAAATCCGTCCCTGCCATAACTGGTGTGCTGGTCTCGCGCCAATGTGAGCCGACGTTTGCACCAAGTCAACGCCCATCTCGTTCATACGCTCGATCTGCATGACGCCAGTCGTCTGAGACACGCCCGTCAGAACCGTGCGGCGCATGGCGACATCCAATTGGTCGGCTCGTCCAGTGGGATAGGAAATCACAGAAAGCCCATCCCGCGCCACCTGCCTGATTCCAGCGCGGATAGCCTGGTCATAACTCATCGCTCCGTTTGCCACCTGCATATAAGCCAGGTCAGCCGCAGAGATAAACGCCTGTTGTCCGCTCGAAGCTGTGGTCATGGTCAAGTTGGAGATAATGCCCTGAGTCTTATTCAGCCCTGCCGCCAAAGCTCGCGCCATCGCGGGAGATAAATTCAGCGGCAGCGGATTCAACCCCGCTTCTGTGTAAATCGCATCATCGAAAGCCAGGGATTGCACGCCCGCCTTTTCAAAGGCTTCGAGTAAAACCCTCTTTGACCTGCCTGTAATTCTGGCAAGTTCATCGAGGGCATTTTCGTACACCAGTCCCGATTCCGTCAGGCGCTGCATCTGCCATGCCGCCGTCGCCGTCATATCCATGCCAGCCAGTCGGCGGGCAATGTCATTGATGACCGATTGGGTGTACTGCTCGTAAAGCGCTACGATGGGATCAACCAGCGCGTCGAGTTCGTCCGCCAGCAGCATGAATCCGCCTATTCGTTATTTTGATTGTTCTGGTCGTCGTTGAAGAAGTCCGTTTCAGCGGCAAATTTCTTACGGTTCTCATCGACTTTCTTGGTCACTTTGGAAATGCGATCCTTCGTCCAACCGTTTTCTTCGAGAAAAGATTCCAAGGGCATCCCCGCGCTCTTTGCCTGAGCCGCAGCCGCCCAAAACGCGGATTGGACTTCGAGATCATCGAGCGGGTCTTTGGCAAATACTGGACGCGCTCCAATGGAATGATCCAGATTGCCTTTTTGGAAACTATCGAGAGTGATTCCCTTGAAGTTATCGTAGCCGCGCATCCCGCCGATGGACAGCGCCATCTTTTGAGCGCGAACCAACGCATTATCGTAGTTGGGTCGGCGTTGCATGACCTTATCCTCGATGGGAGCGCGGTTCAAGCGCAGGGCGCGTCCCGATATATCGCCAGTGATATTGTGAATGTCGCTGTTCAATTCAGGGTAATCGCGTTCCAGTTCTTTGAGCAGGTTCTGAATGTTCGCGGCAACCTGGGCAATATCCAACGGCGCAACCAAAGGGATGTACTTCGCATCCGTGTTTGTTGTCCAGTACATCGGCGCTTCATCCCTGCCAAGTTTTCGCGCTTCGAGTTCCATTTGCTCTTGTTCGTCAGGCGTCGGCTTATTGACTCCCGCCATGATTCCCGCCCCTTCAACCACCTTGCGGATTTGGTCATTGAGTTTCGAGGCTTGATCATCCACCTCACGGAATTTCGGCAGCCCTGCGTGGATCTCGCTCCAGCCAAAATCCAGCCCCACATCATTGTGCTTCATGAATACCAGCGGTACAAAGCCCAGCGACACATCCCACTCGGCTTCTTTGCCATTCCATGCGTACAGGTCATTATTGAGATACGTTTCATACCTCACACTTTGACCATCACGGTAGGCGACCTCGCGGTAAGTCACCATCTTCGGTTGCTCGGTTAATTTCATCGGATTTTCTTTTGGATCTTCGCGCTCGTACTCGATCACATACCCCTTGACGTTGCCCCATGCGTCTGTAATCAAATCGGCGATCTGCGAAGGGTGGACGATGGACAGGTACACCTTTTTCAAATCTGGATCGTCAACGACTTTGATAAACCCATCCCCGAAGACCGTTCCCCACAGCGAGTAGATGTCTTTGCGAATCTCCCAATTCGACCACTGCCAGATCTGCGCGATAGCCGGGCGCAGGCTTTCATTGTCGGTAAGGATTGGCAGCGCAGAGGGAATCGTTTTTCCATCGCCCGCTAAAGTATCGAGTGAGCCGCCCCATAGGTGACTCTTCCAAAATTCGCCAATGCGGTAGGTCGGGTTGTAAATTGCGCGGATAAAGTTATAAAGCCCGTAGCTGTCCTTGTACGACTTTGACCACTTGTGCAATTCATCGTATGCCGTGTTTTCATACATTGCCCACAGCAATGAGTAACGTACCTTCCGCGCGTCGAAGTTGCCAAAGTTTTGCAAGTTGACCTGATCCGTGCCCAGATAAGAGGCGCGGAAAGCGTTGTAACCTTTCATGGTTGCTCTCCAAAGTTTTGAGAAAAATGTATCTGCCATAGATGATCCTGCTAGTATTCCTGTTACCCGCGCCTGCGTGCCAGCGGGTTCGGTGTTACGCGGACTTTCGCGCCGCCGTCACTCTTGCCAGCCCACAGAGCCAGCGCCCACGCCCAAAACATATCCGCGTGATGTTTTTCGTTGCCTTCTGTGTCGAACGTGCTCGAATTTGCTCCCGTCACTTTGCGGCGAATACTGTGGATTTGATAGGCAAGGTCGCGCTCCAAAGGGATTTGCGCTTCGCCCTTCTGACAGCGGAGTTTGGCTTCCACCGCCCAAAGTTCCTTGCGATCATTGGTGAAGGTCACGCCCTGCGCCTGTGGGTACTTTCCTGAAATATTTTCTGCCAGTTGCGTCCCAAGTCCAGAATCATCTATTAGGAAATTGGTCACTGGAAGCACATCGAGAATTTTTCCTACCACAGCCTCCTGTTTCTCGAACTCGACACGGTCGAGGGACACATGTAAACGATAGGGGAGGCTGGAAAGGTGTGAATTCTTGCCAAGCAGGATAATTTCAGTCGTGTCATGCTTGCGCCCAATGTCCATGCCGCCAACGAGTGTCGGCTCGATCCGCGCCTCAATGCACATTCGAGCGACTTCGTTCACAGCCTGCAATGCCGCGTCCACGCCGCGAACCTTGCGATACCAGAGTTTTTCGTCAGCCGCTAAAGATTGGTTGCGCTTGATCAAGTCCCAATCAATCCATGAAACGGCTTCATCGAGCCAGGCGCATTCGTATTCCTGCTGGAAATCATCGAGTACCATATTCTCGAAGATTTGAGTCAGGCGCGGCGTGCCAAAGGCATAAACCCTGTCCTCTGTCGGCAAGGATGGCGCGACCATAGTCGCCATTTTGACATCCTTGCACATTGAGGATGTGAGCCACCACGGAACCATTCCACGCACATAGCCAGGGTATTTTCGGAATGCCTCTGTGAAAATCTCCCAAAATACTCCGCGCGCGCCGAGCGGTGACGAACCAATCCGCATCTTGCCGCCTTTTGAAATCGCAGGCAATGCAGACTGATAAATCTCACGGTCATTCGGATAGTGCGCGAATTCATCCAGGTAGATGACGGCTATTGCCTTACCGCGCACAGGTCGGCACGGATGAGAGATCAAGCGCGAACCGTTCGAGAATTCCAACTCAAAGCGGTTGTCCGTTTTTAGTTTGGGTCTGACATCCGCATCCAACGCCTCGATGACCGCCTTGGCATAGCGGATTTTCTCGCCTGCCTCGTCCTGGTTGATCGAGACAAAGATATGCGGCACACGCGGGTTATTGATCGCGCTTGCCACACTCTCAGCCGCCGCCAGCCATGACCAGCCAACCTGACGGCTCTTTGATTCAATCGCTAAAAGCGACGGGTTGTTAAGGTGCGATAATTGAAAATTCTCCCAGTTCGCATCGGGATCGCCGACAGCGTCAGGGAGAGATAAATGCTCAACAAGGAATACAAGATTATCGGAAAGTTTGGGTTGCACATCAACAGCCTGCCATGCCGCTACCGTCATCGATGATGTCGGCATGATGACTGATATATGCCTCTGGCTTTACAGTCGGCGCATGTTTCCGCAGTTGGCGAAGCAGGCGTTCTGCCCAGTTTTTCAGGTCTGCAATCACCTGGTCCCGCTCAGCAAGTTCAATGCGATACATCTCATTCTCGCGTCTTACCTGCGACACGTCTAAATCAAGGTTTCGAACCTGAGTCTGTAGTTCAATCACATGCTCAGCCCAACGATCCGCCACCTGAGCATGCAGGTTGTCGGCTTCCGCATCTGCCTTGTGAGACTCGGCTTTGTTTTTTTTGACCTCTGTCGGCGTCTTTCGTATGGCAACAAAAAGCGCAATCAATGCGGCAAGCAATGACGGTATTCCAGTTGCTAAAGCAATGATGATTTCTGGTTTCATATCGGCAACCAATAAGTGGCAAATAAGGATGAAAGGCGAAAGCCCTTCATCCTTTCTTCTTCACATGGGAGAATTTATCCGTTGATGGGCGGATTCGTCTTCGGCAATTTCGGGGCGAGAATCTTGCCCATGTTGAACTCGTGAGCGACGATAGCTTTGACTTCAAGCGCGACATCGGTCAAATCAATTTTGAGACGATTCGCCGCCAGCCATCCTTCTGCCTTTTTCATGACATAGCCGAATTTGTCGGTAATTTCGTCTTTCAACTTCATCTGTTCGGCAGCATAGACGGCGGACTCCAGATACGCCCTGAATTTGGCTTTCTGCGAGTCGGTCAGTTTGGAATATTCCACATTGCCCTTCGCCCACATCCAGCGTGCGGCAAACCCGACGGTGGGAAGCAGAAACGCAGTCAGTAGGTCTTCGAGTGCGTTGGAAATCTTCGACCAATCAAAGACGGGCGGCGCGACATCAACGACTTCGATAACTTCGACAACGGGCGGGGTCGGCTCCTGAGCAAATGCAGGAACAACAGACACGGCTGCCAACACGATCACAGCCAGAAGGACAGGGAGGAACTTTTTTATTTGTTTCATGACTTTTTCCTTATCAAGTTAAAAAAATACACGGGGCAAATTCCATTGCTGGAATCTGCCCCGTGTTCGACGACATCAGTCGGGCTAACTAGGTTGTAACCGCATTATACATGATTTTTGAAACGTGCGTTCTATTTTACAGTTTCCGCCTTCTTGGGTCGCCGTTTCTTGGTGATGTGGATATTCGTATCCTCGATGTTACTGGCAAGGATAATAAACTCGATCCGCCCCCATCCCGTCGAGTTACGAACCACCATCAGTGCGTCCAAAATCTCCCGCACGTCATCCGGCGGAATTTGCGGGTACTCCGCCAGCAGGTTCACCACCTGTGGAGTTGTCGTCTGATAATTCGCTTGGGGTTGTGACATCTTTAGCCTCCGCGTCTATAACTTCCTGCAATTGTGGGTAAACCTGTTCCCACCGTTTGCGCCGTATTTCCTCTACCGATATTTGTTTGTCAGGGTCGTTGTTCAAGTTCGGGAATAACAAACCAAGCCTGTCTAATTCTGGATCGAATAAAGCAAGGTACTTCGCCCGCTGATTTTGGAGCATCACCAGCAGAGTAACCGCATCTCTGTCGCCAGCCTTGACGCCGTCCCAAATCCCGTTGAGAGCGGTGTCGATTCTGCGGATTTCCAACTGTACGATGTCGGCATACTCGCTGATTTGCTCCTCACGGTATCGCCTGGCTACGATCTTCACATCGTTGGCAATCGTGCCGAGAGACACATTCAATTGCGACGCCATATCGCGGTAATTCAGCCCCGCCAGCACATTGGCGGCGACGATGGCGCGACGCTTCTCTATCTCCAGTTCACGTTCTTTGGTTAGTCCGCGAGCCATGATGTTCAACTCTTAACGTTCAGTCCATCCGAAAACTGTTCAAGAAGTTGGTGTAAAGCGTCTATGTTTGTCTTCCCTTTCGGCATGGTCGAGCGCGTGCGTTCAAGAGTTCTTTTGAGCAGCGCAGCAGTCTTGGCGGGGATATTCACCCCAGTCACCGAGGCAATCGGCACCGCGCCGATTGCCTTCATTGCCTCGCCGTCCTGGGTGATATAACCATCGCTCAGGTCAGTGATGTGACGTGTGAATATTTCGAGAATCGCAATCAAGGCAGTGGTCACGTTCTTTACCCCGTAGGACGAGGATGTCGCCTCGAGCGCATCCATGACGGCGTCGTATTCAGTCATCCGCGCCAGCCAGAGTAGTTTCGCGGATCCCGCTTCTTTTTTGGCAATTTCCCAAACCTCTTTGACTTGTTCGAGTTCGTCGGGCAGGAACATAAAAGACACAGGCTGGAATTGCAGGTTTGCTTCACCGAGCGCACCAGGCGAAACCTTTTCCAGCATATCGAGCCGCTTGTCATCGAGTCCAGAATACAGGCGCATGGTCAGGTCTTGAATTCCCCCGTAAATCATTTTCAAGGTCGCGGGGTCATCCTCGCCAATCAGCGCATTGTGTGAAAGTTGAATCGCCGCACGTTTATCAGGCGTCAGCGGGTCATCTGTGATCATCACGTCTATCTCTGGCAGGTCGGCGGCAATCGCCCCTTTCACGCGATGATTTCCCGAAAGCACCTCATACAGAGGACTCCCGTCTTCCAGTCGCTGAATAGGATCATCGGCGGTGAAGTATTTGTAAATCGCGCAGAACGGCACGGAGGTAAGCGCCTTGTCTTCCTTCACATTCTCGGTCAGGCGCATGAATACCTCATGCCTCATGAAATGGGCATTTACTTCGAGCAGTTTCAGTTTTCTTGGGTCAATCCTGATAACTCTGGTTTGCATATTGGCTGTATTCTCCGTGTTTTTGTTTCCACAGTTTCAGCCCGTCTGCGAGCGTCCATTTTCCCGCTTCGGCTTCATAGTTGATTTTGAATCGTTTCTGGTAAGGGTCAGTTGCACTTGGTCCCGCCTCAGTACGGTTGTGCAACTTGAATAGCCCTCGGTATTTCATGCTTTCATAGTTGTTGCTGAAAGCAGTGGTGTAGAGATACCGAATGCGTTTTCTCGCCACGCGCTCAAAGAGTTTTACAGCCTCTTTACTCAGCGCGGCATACAACACAAGTTTACTCAGCTTCGGGTAACTTGTCGGTGACACAGGAAAATCAGATAACAGATAAATATGGTCGGGGAAATAAGCCTGGGCAGGATTCGGCGACGTGGAGATTGCGAATACACCGATCATATATCCATCCACCAGAGCGGCGTATGCCTCGGAAGCCTGCCCCGGACGAATAAAGGCATTCATGTATTGCGAGCGCAACGCCTGAAACTGCGAATAGGTCAACTTTGAGATTGTCAGCTTTTCGCCAATCTGCATTCCCTCGCCAAGCCGCGCATTGTTTACCGCTTCGATTTTCTGCGCGGGCTGGACGATCTTCTTTTCACCTGAGTTGGAATATAGATACATCGGCAAGCCCCTATTCGTTGTCCGTGCCAGCCCAATCAGGAAGTCGGCGTACTTCTCTTGTGGCGTGTCGGTCCCGAATAGCCATCGGCTTTTTGACGTGACTTTCTCGTAAAGAGTTTCAAGTACAGAGTCGTCGAGTTCTCCAAAGGTCGGCGCATCCCAATCGAAAATCAGGTTGAGTTTTGCGAACATATTGGTATAGTCGCCAGCATAGAAAGGCGGGTAAACGACAAAAGCCGCATCCTGCGGAACCATGTCCACGAACTTCATCACGTCGCCATTGAAGTAGGACTGCAAGCGCATTTTGAGACTGACAATCTTCTGGCAGGTCTTTTCGTGCAGGCTTTGGAACTGCGCTTTATAGGCTTTGGTCATGCGCTCATAATAGGCATTGTTTTTCACTTCCCCCGTCGAGGTCATCCCATCCACCAGGCGCGAAGCGAGAAAGATGGTGGCGGCTTTACCTTCTCCCGTCTCGATAAATGGCGAAAGCCAATCGAAACGCGCGTCTTTGATTTCGAGCCTGGCTTTTTCTCCAGCAAGAAAAGCCCCGGCAATGGACGAGTAGATCGTCACATCATTGCCGTGCAGGGTGTAATCCCCGCGTGAAGCCAGGGCGCGTTCCACGGTGAAATTGCCGCTGCACCCGACGTATATGTCGCGCCCGCCCCAGGTGGACGCCGCCGAACAAAGAATCGCTTGAACGTCTGACGGTAAAGAACCTCTAAACATGCATGGAATTATAAACCCAAAACAGAACAGCCGTGCTATAATTGATTTATGCGGGGGTCGTCCAGTGGTAGGACGACTCGTTTCCAACGAGTAGGCGCAGGTTCGATCCCTGCTCCCCGCTCATACTAATTTTTTGCTCGCGGCAAGTGACGCGCGAGCGGCAGCGTGAAGCCAGAGTTCACGCACTGACGATTGAAGCCTTGCAGTTTGCAAGGCTTCTCGCTTTAAGCGTGATTCCTCACACTATTCCGAATCCCCCTCCTCCCGGCTATAATAAAAAAATCAGCCCCGCAGGACTGCAATCCTGTGAGGCTTGGAATTGAATTACGCGATTTGGGCGCGTAACGGATAGGGAGTATCATAGCACAAATCCTACCGCCTGCGCAAATCGTGTGGCGGTTTTTATATTAATCTATCGCCGCCTAAAATCCTAAATTAATTTAGGCATTAGAATCCAAGAGACAGATAAGTCATTCGGCGGTTATATGGCGTCCAAATACATAGTTGGGTGCTTCGCCAGTAAGCAAAGGAATTATCAATATGATTCAATTTTCCCCCTTTGAAACAAAAGTAGCATATTCAATGCTTCGATCAGCAAAAAATATTAAATCAAGTCAAAAAGAATACGACCCATTTGAAAAATATTCCTATCTTTGGATAGCCTTCAACAATATCTATCAAGTTGTTTCTGACTACAACGGCAAAGCGGCTCGGTTACGATATTTACCTGACGGAAAGGTAGAAACTAAACATGAAGGAAAATTCTTAATCCCGAAGGTTGATTTGGTTTCAGAGCGAGAGCAAATAGATAATGCCGTTGATGAATTTAGTGATGAATTACGAGAACAACTAATAAAACATGAAAGTACAAAGTTTTTTGTTTATCGAACTCCAAAATGGCGTGGTAATCCAATCGAGAAAGATGTTCGTGGGCAAAAATTGAATGGGGTTTTAGTTGTTGCCCGTACAGTTTCAAGTGACAATCCTGTCTGGAGTCCGATTGACACCGAAATATACGAGCGATATATTGGAGGCAAAGAGGTTAGCAAGGATGAAATCTCTGCCCTAACAAAACAAATCGTCAATGTTTTATATTCTGTAAGAAATAATCTTTTTCACGGCGGCAAGAGAGGCGACGACTCAAACGATGTTGAAGTTTCGGATAAAGCAATTCCCTTACTATTGCTTATCGTTTCTGCATTTACTCATTAATCCAAAACCGCACCCAACAAAGCGTGCACCCGACGCTGGGGATTCTGGCGCGATTCCAAGCCTTTTTCTACGCCTCAGCATTTTCCCAGTCGGACGGCGTTCCGCCGCCCGCCCCAGCGCGGGTAACGCAAACCGTTGG